TTATTCTAAATCCAAGTTGTTAACTGCATTTTTGATATTGCTTTTTTGGTTCTGAGTGACATGGGTATAAATGTTAAGTGCTGTTGTTACTCTAGAGTGTCCTAAAACGTATTGTACATCTTTAGGGGTTATCTTGTCACTTCCTTCGTAAAGTAGCGTAGCTAAGCTATGGCGAAAGCCGTGAGCGGTTATTTTTCTTAGTTCCGGGTAAAAGTGGTAAATGCTTTTCATCCATTCTGAAACTGCCGGCGAATTGAAAAAGCTTCCGTTTTTCGTGTGAAAAATATAATCATCATCACGATTAAAAACTTTCTGAGTTTTTCTATATTCCCTTAAAACATAATTTAAGTTCTTTGATAAGGCTAAATCTCTTTTTGCCGAATACGTTTTAGGATCACCAATTACTTTTTTATTTTGCAAATCGTGGGATACAGTGTGATCTATATGTACTATTTGTTTATCGAAATCAATATTTTTCCACTTCAAAGCTAATGCTTCACCACGTCTTAGCCCTAAATTCCCTAGAACTACAAAAAACGCATAGTAGGAGTAATTATGTTCTTTAGCGGCACTTAAGAATTCCTTCAATTCATCTAAATTGTAATAATTTTCCTTAGGACGATCACTTTTTTTAGATGATTTTTTAGGAATAACAATTTTATTAAAAGGGTCTTCGTTACACCAACCGCGCAAAATTGCATACTTAATAATTCTGTGTAGTATATTGACTTTATACTGATAACTAATGTATTTTTGAGATAACCAATTAACAAACTTTTGTAAGCGCGTGATATCAATACGATCTATATATTTGTTACCAAACTCAGGTTTAATGTGATTTTCCCAATCACATTTAATATTGTATAATGTTGATTCCCTAACATTATCCTTTTTAATCGAAAACCAGATGTCGTAGACTTCTTGAACTGTTTTCTTATTGGATTCGGCTTTACGATTATTTGCAACGCTGATAGCACCAGCGGCTTTTAATTTTATCTTAGCGGCTTCTGCTTCCTTGTAACTGTTAAACCCCTGCCTAGTAGGCTTGATAGGTTTACCATCTTCTGGGTTAATGCCCACGTAGGTTTTAAAGCCATATTTTGTCTTACCGGACTTCAACTTGTAATCGTAAATTTCAGGATCTTTTTTTCTTGGCATGTTCTAGTCCTTTCTAAACTAATGTTCTTTCAATCCGTATAAATTAACCCGCCCGCTCGATAGAGTAGGCGGGTGTTTTTTATTTTGCGTCACTATTTTTGCCAGAATAGACGGAAAAAGTAGAAACCATATCTTTACCATCAGCCGCACTAAAGCTTATCCAATACCATTTTTTACGAGCAGGCGAGTAAAGGTTATAAGATGAACCGTTATCTAGTAACGCATCATTGCTATTTTCCTTGTCGTTGCCGTATTTCAAATTCTTATCGTTGAATAGCTTTTCTAAGATGCTTTGACAAGTGACAGTACTTTGTATATTCGGCTTTAAAACGTATTTGATAGCCGTTACTTTGCCGTCATAAGCAAAGATATGAACTTTTTTATCGTTTTTAGCTGTCCAAAAAGATTCGCCTTTATTAGCCAAATTCTTATTTAATTTTTGACCTGGTAAATTTTGGCTTTCAGCATTTTCACGGTCTTCAACCGTCTTTTTATATTCCTTTTGCATTTCTTTATCACTAGCTAAGCGGTGAGACTTGGGCTGGCTGGATCTATAAGTAGCTGGGTCAGCTAGATTTGCGACACTGCCAACTACTAAGACAACCGCGATTAGGTACATCCACCATCGCTTATGCAAAGGCTTTTTTAATTTTTCGGGGTGTTCCTTGCCAATTGTTGAATTTGCGTTAACTTTGTCAATCCAAAAGGCAAAAGGGATTAATCCTAATCCAATTACCAAAAACATAATGTAACCTGCCATAATTATTCCTCCAATAAAGCATATTTATGTATTTCTTCTTGCACCTGAAAGTAATCAGTTGTTCCAAGCGCATTTGCAATACTCAACCAATTTGTGCTGTCAAGATCATTACCTAACGCAAAGTACTGTTTGATTTTTTCGTGAATCCAAAAAACATTAGCTCCATGCTCGCTACATGAGCGGGCACTATCATTTGTTTGGTAGTCGCCTAAAACGTCACCATCATTTTTTGCATGACCAATTTCATGTAGAATGACGTTTTCCACTTGATCGTCGTTGAGCTTAGAGTTAACTACTATTACATCAGGTTTTCCGTTTTTACCATGCACTATTAAGCCAGGACAATGTAAAGGGGCAAATTCCAGTTTTAATTTATATTTTTTAAGTAACTTACTAACATTGGTATCCAAGACAAACACCTTATTTTTCGCTGTAAATCCTTTTTAAAATTCCTCTAACTAATTCTCTGTCATGTTCATCCAACAGCTTACCATCAAACGAACGGGCATCATCTAACATTTCATCTAAATCACTAGTAGATGATGCGGCATTTTGAACACTTAAATCTAGTAAAACGTCAGAAGAAATTCCAAGCGCTTCACAAATCTTTTTAATAGTTGCAATATCTGGTTCTGCTATGCCGTACTCCCAATTAGCATAGGTAGATAGCCCAACACCAACGTACTTCGCTAGTTTTGTTTTGCTCCATCCCATCCGCTCACGCTCGTATTTGAGCTTACTACTAAAATCAGTCATTATTAAACCTCCTATTTTCTTGTACTTATATAAGCAATTATAAGTTAAATACAAAAAAATAGTACTTTTCTACTAAAAACTTGTAGAAAAATGTTGCAATTTTAAATATTTGTAGTATTATAAAACGTGTAAGGAGTTACAAATTACTTGTAACTTTTAAATGATAAAAAAAGGGGGTGAACAGATGACACAGTTTACAAAATCGAATTCTTCAGAAATTCTAAAAAAGTATCTGGACAGTCACGGCATCAAAAATAAATACCTGGCTGAAAAGATGGGAATTCCGCCATCTAATTTAAGCTACTACTTAAACGGCCATGGCAAGTTTACTGTTGATTTTGCTTTTGCCGTAAGTAGTGCTTTAGGAATTTCACCAGAAATTTTTTTAGACAAAAGCTACAAGAAATTGGTAACTAATAAAAGAGGTGACTAAAAATGGAACTTCTTAATCAAACTATGTTGAAACAAATCATCGAAAAGATTGTTCAAGAAGTAGTTAGAGAGGAACTGAAAAAACGTGGCGAAGTAATTGATCAAAAAATGTTCAACCGCAAAGATGCTGCTAAGTATTTAGGCTTTAGCGGCGGCACACTTGATAAAGCTGTTAAGACGGGAAAACTTGACCCAACTTTTCCATTTGGCGATGACGGCAATAAGTACTATTTGCGGGAAGACTTAGATCATTTTGCAGAAGAATCCAAGCGAAGGTATTTAGAAAAGGTGATTTAAATGACAGTAATTACAAATAAGAAGGTTTACGAAATCGTCAAAGAATTTGGCGTGTTTGACGAAAACCCGGATCAATTCAACATTACCAGCGATGAAGATTATAGATTTTACCTCTGGCTAGATAACGGTTCACTAGTAGCATTTGAACCTGGCTATAAAGGCTTGCAAGACTTGCTAAGTGAAGTGATGGTTAGGTTCTTTGAAAACCGTAAGAAGTCGGAAAAGACAACAGAACTAGTAAACGAAGCCAGAAGATCAGTGATTGATTACTGTATTGAAAACGGCAAGCAAGTTCAAAAGGAGAAAGCAAAATGAGCAAAGAAGAATACGAAAGAGAGTACGGCAGAACTAAGTTAGATCACGTTTTAAGTCATATGACTAAAGCGTTTGGGAAGTTCCTAGAATTCTTAGCAATTCTATTTTTACCATTTGCAATCGTTGAACAGGTTTGCATTTACGGCACATCGCACCCCGACCAAATCATTTCCCTGCTGTTAGTTCTATTAATTCTCTTTACGGCTTTAGGCGTACGTGCCGTAAAGAAGCTTAGAAAGTAGGTGAGCATATGAATAATTCAGCAATTTTCAAAGTTCGTTTAAAGCGAACAAGAAAGAACAAGAACTTAACACAAGAGCAATTAGCGGAAGCCGTAGGGCTTGGAGTTAGAACTATTGGGCGGTATGAGCAAGGCTCTAGTTTTCCTAACAAGCGAGTACTTCATGAACTTGCGAAAGTTTTAAAAGTTAAGACTGACTGGTTATCAGCAACGAATTAAGGAGACTAAAAAGTGAGACAAGACGGTTATGACATTTTGCAAAAAGCAGTTAAGGAAATTATTCAAAACGAAAATTCGTTTGCAATTCTTCAAATCCCTCAGGATACCCTTCGGGTACCACAGCCGGCAATAAATGCGGTTGTTGGCGTACAAACCGAAACAGCAACTATGGCGTCGCTACCTCAACAAATGATTCTAGCGATTCAATTTTACGAGCGGGTAAAGAAAGAAGCAGATGAAAACGGGATGTCGACGGATTTTAAGGCTTTTAAAGAAGTGATTAAGAAGCAAGTGGGGGACTAATGAAGCTATGGAATCAATTTATAAACGAACTTTTTCAAGTGGACAAAAGAATCAACTTACAGACTTCCAACGCAGTGTTCTTGCTAATAGTAATGCTATTAGCGTTGCTAGTGGGGATTTCGCTAGATTGACCAAAGAAGTTAAGAAGTTTCTTGGTCTGGCAAAACAAAAAGCCCTCTACTGCTAGAGACAGTAAAGGGTGTTAAACAAAGAAAAAAATATTTCAATAAGGAGATTATACCACAATGGAAACGTTAAATGCAGAACAAGTAAAAGAAACAAAGTACTTGTACGAAAATCAAGCACTAAAAGATCTATCACTAGAAGAGCCAGACGCAATTCTTTTCTGGGACGGTGAAGAACAGGCATTAATTACTAAAAATGCTGATGACTTTGACAACGCTTATGAAAAGCCAATGGATTTCTTCATGAAAAAGGTAAACCAAGACTATAAAGGCGACTTGAATCGGCTTGCGAAGTCACTTGGCTATGGGCTAGGCAAAGCAAGTTTTTCAATGGGTGATTTTTTAGCCGATTGGAACGATTTAAACCAAGATTCACTAAAAGAATTGATCTTTGACTACTTTGACGGCGAAGAACTAGGAGATATTTACGATGACTAACAATGAACTAATCCAATTTGATGGCATTGAGTACCCAGTAAGCTATAAACCAGCTGAAATTATTTTTCCAAAATACGAAGAAATGAAGGGCAACATCTTAAAGGTTCACGATGAATTCGCTGATTGGACGGTAACACCGCAAAACCTTAAATCTTCAAAGGAAGTAAGGAAAAATCTTAACAAGCTTAAAAGAACTATCAATTCACAAAGAATCTCGATCACTAGCGGGATTCAAAAGCCGGCAAAAATGTTCAAGGCTAACATTGACGACTTAATCGCAATTATTGACGAAACAACAAAAAACATCGATTCACAGCTTAAACATTACGACGACAAGTTAAGACAAGATAAGCATGATCAACATGTCAAATTCATTAAACAGGCTTGTGAGGACGCTGGAGTAGATCCTAGCAAGATTAGATATAACGCTAGCTGGGATAACAAAACTTACAGTAACCCTAAATTTGAAGCTGAATTATACGAGCAAGTTGATATTTTACGCAAAAATAAGCAGCAACTCGAAACTAATAAACGAATCATCATTCAAAAAGCCGACGAATTAGGAATTCCATTTGCTCACTACTTCGACCAATTGCAAAGAGAGGTCCCACTTGATGAGATTCTCAATGACATGCAAGCGGAAAAAGATGAATTAATCGCAATTGCTAAAAAGCAAAAAGAAACCAAGCAAAAAGAACAAGCCGACTTGGTTAAGCATGGCGATAAGGCAATTGACCCTCAAACAGGAGAAGTTAAGGACAAGACTTATACTTTCAGTCTTGAATTTCAAAACGTTACTAAGTACCAAGTTGATCAATTGAACAGCTTTTTGAAAGACTGGGGAATTAAAGCAAGGAGAATTAAATAATGACTACAAAAGAACAAGGGTTTAGTGATTTTATTGAGCCAAATCAAGAATTAATTAAGAATTTTGACATCAAAAAGTATAAGAAAACGGACAATGAGCCAAAACTAAAAATTCTTACTTATACGAATGAGCAGCAGAATCGAAAAGATAAAGCTTCATGGGCTATGCATCTAGCAATGGTCAAGATGGCTATTGTACAGCCGAAAAAAACACACAAAGTTGAAGTTCGAGGAGCCACCCAAAATGGCAAGCCTTATCACTACACTTACAAGTATGCGGATTTGGCTGATGTTGATAAAGCAATCATGGACGCGATAAAAAAGACTGCAGAAGATGGCAAGCCGATATTTACTTACTATTTTGACATTGACAACGGTGCTGAGGGCGTAACTGTTGAGACTGTAATTGTTGATGCGGCAACGGGTTACAGTGTACGAACTAATAAGGTTTGGTTCAAAAATGTTAACGTTGGTAACGCACAAGCAACAGCAAGCCTGATCAGTTATGGAAAAAGGTATTCACTTTCAGCCGCATTTGGGATTGCAAGCGAAGATGACGACGATGCGCAAGCCCAGAAAATGAATCAATCACAAGTAGTTGATGAAAATGCTATCAAAATAATTTTTGAGGATTACGTTAATAATCACTCAATTAAGGCTAAAAACTGGATTAAGGGTAAGCATGATAAGGCAACCGGCGATTATATTAGGCAGTTGCTTGGTGATTATGAGCTTAACCACCATCTTGATAAAGCTAAGCAAAAAGCCGTTGATTGTAGAAAAGAAAGAGATCAACAAGTTAAAGAAGCAGTCAAAAAGATAAAGAAACCGAAATCGGAGGACGAGGTAATCAAAGACATTGTAGATAAGCCTAAAACGGACCCGTTTCCCGATAAAAAAGAAGACGCTCCAATGAGTGAAGGGCAACAAAGTTTATTTGATGACATTCTAGGTGATTAGCATGACCGCTGAAAAAAGAAAAACAAGCGAAAACAATCGCAAGTTCAAAGGCGTTTGGATTCCCGCTGAGTATTGGCTTGATGAAAATTTAACGATTATGGAAGTCGTCCTAATTACTGAAATCGATAGTTTAGACGGTGAAAATGGTTGCTTTGCAAGTAATAAACATTTTGCGGATTTTCTTGGAGTAACCTCGGGGCGAGCGTCCCAATTGATTACAGACTTAAAAGAAAAAGGATACATCCAAGCTACTTATACGACTAACAATAATGTTACTCAACGAATTATTAGGGTAGTTAATAAATTAAATACCCCCGTTAAAAAATTAAATAGGGGTATTAAAAATACTAAAGGGGTATTTAAAAAATGCGTAACTAGTAATACATCTAGTAATACATCTAATAGTAATACAGATAGTAATTCTTCTTCTGGACGAAGAAGAGAAGAAGACCCAGAACGTGAACAAATTTATAAACAATTTTTCCAACTGGCAAGGATGCACGACAGGATGAAGCAAAAGGCTACTAATCCAACCTATGACGAAATTAAGCAACTAAGAAGCTTGCTTTACCGGTGCAACATTGACACCTTAAAAGCCGTCGTTAGCAAGTTTGACATGAAAATGCAATGGAACATGGTTAATGATCCATTCGCCTACCTGCTAAAAATGCTTCGTGATGGGTTAGCAATTGACAAGGATTCTGAAAGTTGGGGGAAGTGATGAACAGGCTAAAAGAATTAAGGAAAAAGCATAGCTTAACGCTGAGGGAACTGGGCAAAAAAGTAGGAATGCTAAATAGCACTTTTTGCGGCATTAGCAAAGAAGAGTTAAAGGATAGGCTGTAAAAATGATTTTTGATTTAAAAATTGGTTGCGTAGTAACTCCACGTCAACTCTCTAATGTCTTTCAATATTCCTTTATGAGATGGAAGCTTGGTATTGACTACATTCCCAATAGTCATCTTTATGAGATTGATACGCAAAATAGCAGGAAAATCCAAGTTACGGGTGATCAAAAAATTGTTTATTTAGGACTTGGTACTTTGAAAGTAAAGGACTAGAACAATGACTCGAAGAAATTACAAAGAAAAAAATATTCAAGAAATGAACATGGAAGATTTGATTAAAACAGTAAGCGATGACTTAAGTCACTATGACAAGCTTAAAACGCTTGAAGGCGTTAAAAAAGAAATGTCGGTCGGTTTGTTTAGCAACAACTTATCTGAAAGAGGGCTAAAGGCTTATATCAGATTGCTAGAGCTGGAATTGCGGTTAGCAACTACAAGGGAACCGATCTTTCATGATTCACGTGGTTTTGGCGATTACCTAGCCGGCAAATATGCGGAACCTGATCACGAAGAAATGCATTTGATCAGTTTAAGCAACCAAGGACAAATCATTTCTGATGATTTAGTGGGTTCAGGAACGGTAGAGAATTCGGCTATTTCAGTGCCCCTAATCGTTAAAACCTTATGCCTTAATGGGGCCGCTAACTTCATTGTGGTACATAATCATCCAAGCGGTTCAATGAAGCCCTCAAAAGCTGATTTAAAGATGACTGATTCAATTAAAAATTTGTCTGAGCTAATTAAAGTACGCATGTTAGACCATTTTATCGTTGGTAATGGAAATTACTTTTCATTTGCTGAGCATGGTTTACTAGGAGATTAACATGAAATTTTATCTAACAAGTCAAAAGTACGCAAACAGCAACCCTAATTTAACTGCTTATGAGATTGACCAGATTAGTAAAGCCTACTTAGGGAAGCTTAGTAACGTTTGCACAGTTGAGGTTTGGCTACCGTCTAAGATCAAAAAGACAAAATATGCGGGAGATGGTATCTGCCGCGGCGGATCAATCGTTATTAACATTGCAGATGTACCCACTTGGCAATTTTTTAGAAAAATGTTGGGTAAAGCCTTCCTTATGGTTGCTTTAATGCAACCAGACTATCCAAAACTAGTAATTAAAGATTTATAGAAACAAGGTAAAAACAAAAAATGAATACAAAGTACAATTTTGGCAATTGTAAGTTTAAAGCAAGTAAATTTAGTGAATTGGATACCAACCCAAGTCACTACAAGAACAGTAGCTTTACACATAACCGCCCTAGTTCTTTGAACAGCTATACAAAGGGCGTAGCAATTACTTACGTAAACGGTCAAACCTTTAAGACTAAGGATGTAACTGTAGAAAGCATTTACGAAGCTTTAGCAGAAAATAACAACTGGCTTCGGCTAAAAAACGGGGGTGCATTAATTTGAACCACGTGACGCACTTTGAACCGTATAAATTCTTTGACCGCCCTAGGGACGAAATGCCAGCACCGTGGACGGTTGGACACGCACCAAAAGTGAGAAACGATCACAATGCATAGTGTTCTGTTTCGGGTAAAAAGTCTTGACGGTGATCCGCTTATCAAGATTGTTCTTAACGAAAAAGAAAAGTACGAGTTGTACTGGCTTTATCCTTTCAAAAAATGTGCTTTAGGTGAGTTTGATAATTTCACTGAAGCGGAGGTTGCGTTAGGTCAGTATTACGGGTTTGAAAATATTGAAGAGGTTAGGAGTTGAAATGCGTAAGTTTGTAGCTATTGAAGTTGGACCAAGGTCCAGCGTTGAGGTAGATGTTGAAGGTCGTTGGCTGGTACGGTGGGGTGTTCCTATCACGATTAGGGGATTTAAATTCTTTTTTGTACCAATGGCAAACCCAAAAAACGTGAGAATTGAAGCTTATTCGCTTGATAGTTTGAAAACTTTTGATAGGTTTCACATTTCACATGAAGTAGCTTGGAAAGGTTGCTCAACGGAAGAAGGCTTTATTCGGACGGTCATGCCGTTTATAACTCGAATTGATAAGCGTTTGGATAATTTAGATGACGATGGCTGGAAAACGGTATTCAAAGACGAATATATTTCAGCAATTGCACAGTGTGGTGCAAGAAACAAAAAAGAAGCTAAGTTACTAGATGATTTTAAGAAACGGAAATAGCGATGAATGATCTGTTAGAAGAGCATAAAAGAATGGAAGTGTGATTTGTGCCATCGAATGGAAGATCAATTAAATTTTATAAATACTATAAACAATGGGTTGAAACTTACAAAGTGGGTCAAGTTCGTGGAGTGACGCTAAATAAATATTATCTAGTGGCTAGACAAATAAAGAAATTAGCTCCTGATCTATCTTTGAGTAAGATCACTCGGACAGATATTCAGCGCTTAATTAATCGATATGGTGAAACTCACGAGTTGCCTACTGTGCGTGACTTCTTGCACCATATTGAAGCTCCACTGAAAGATGCGGTCTATGAAGGCTGGCGTCTCTATTCAGTCAGTTGCTAAGCGATTAGGTCATGGCAATACAGAGACTACACAGCGGACGTATATTCATTTATTAGATGATTTAGCCGCAAAAGACGATAACAAGATGATGACAATACTTTCTAGTTTGTGAGGCTTGATTATGCAATTTGATGTTAAAACCGTAAAAAACTTGCTTGATATTGATGATTCTTACAAAGCACCTGAAAAAATGCTGAAACTAATGCTAGATGATCAAAAAAGAGTAAAAACCTTCAAAAAATTTTTGAAAGTTTCATCAAATATGCAATTTGATTGGTTTCATGAATACTTTGAGGATGAGCAAGCAGAACGCAAATCTAAGAAGCAAGATTTTACGCCGCAAGGTATTGCTGATCTGATGACATCCATAGTAGGAAGAAGCCCCACTGGAACTTACTATGAACCAGCGGCAGGCACAGGTGGAATCCTGATAACAAGATGGTGGAATGATTGGTTAGCAGATCCAGTTCACTTAAAGCCTAAATTTGCTGAAAATACTGGTTTATCTATTTTGACTTATGACCCTAGAAATTATTGGTATCAAGTTGAAGAAATGAGTGACAGAGCTATTCCATTTCTGCTTTTCAATATGGCAATACGAGGAATGAATGGTGTTGCAATTCAGTGTGACTCACTTGAAAGAAATGCTAAAAATGCTTATTTCATCAGAAATGATACTGATAATTGGCTTGAATTTAGTGAAGTAATACCGATTCCACATAAAGACATCTTTGAAAAAGAGCTGAACATAAAATGGCAGGATTAACCTGGATAGATAAGTCTTTTTACAATCAGGTAGAAACAAGCAGGAGGCAAAAGCACAGTACGAAATGGTTTAAAGGCAAAGCAAAATATTTAGGCGATGACTATGTGTTGAAAAGCGAATACGACGGTGTTAGAGGCTATGTTACTTTTTTTCATAAAAAATGTGGTCAATATTGGATAACTACTGCCGCACATGTTATTTATGGTCACAGCCATTGTCCATGCACTTTGAAAAATAGCGGCAAAAAAAGAATTGATGCTTATTGTGTTGAAAATAATTTAAGGAGAATGAACCCTTATATGGGGATGCGAGTGCCAATTTATTTTAAAAATCTTTCTTGTGGTCATGTCTTTAAAAGGCGCCCTGATAATGTGATTTATAGCGCAAATGGCACCAGATGCCCAATATGTGCTCGAAAGCACAAACGGGGTGAAGTGCATCCATTTGTTAAGCAAATGATAGTCTGGAGGAAAGATAAAGGATATTCGCAACAATACTTAGCGTATCTGCTAAAAGTTTCTACTCATACGCTTTCAGACTTAGAAAATGGGTATAAGCAGCCAACTAAATTGATGATAGATAGATTTTCATATTACATGAATCTCTTAGAATTAGTAAAAAATGAAAGACAACAGTTATTTGACGGACTGACAGAGGTAGGAGTGAAGATTTATGAACTGTAAAAGATTAACCGGACATGGACAAGATGAAATGATGTTCCATTGTGATAGTTGCGGAGTAAATATATCGATAGACACTTACGATGTTTTAACGGCAGAAGACAACTTGCATTGTCCTCTTTGTGGCGCAAGCGCCGATCATTTATCCGTCTATATGTTTGATGAAAAGAAACTGAGAAAGGATTAAAGGGATGAAAATTCTTGATCCAGCATGTGGTTCAAAGATGTTTTGGTTTGATAAGCATGAGCCACATACTACTTACACAGATATACGTGATGAAATCCTTACTGCTAAGGATCGTAAATACACTAGGAAAATAGAAATCCAACCGGATCTTGTTGCTGACTTTACTAAGTTGCCATTTCGGGATATGGAATTTCATTTAATTGTTTTTGATCCGCCACATCTCAATGTAGCTGGCAAAAATAGCTGGTTAGCGAAAAAATACGGCAGGCTAGATAAAGACAACTGGCAAGATGAATTGAGAGCAGGCTTCAAAGAATTGTGGCGTGTTCTTGCACTAGATGGGGTACTTCTTGTTAAGTGGTCAGATAACCAGATCCCTTTTAAAGACGTTTTGAAACTTGTTGGCCACGATCCAATTTTAGGGGACAAGCGAGGGCATACAAGATGGTTTGTATTCATTAAACCTAATGACACTTATACATCAATGTCTAGTGTACTAAGTGATAAAGAGCTGAAAGAGCGGGGGATAAGCCATGATTGATGTAATCAAAGTCCTGCTGGTCATGTTCATCGTCACCGCGATGGTGTGGCTGGCGGCATATACGGTATTGACTGCGGTCAACGTTTTAAAAGATTGGTGGCGTAGCAAATGAAGCAAGAAGATGAAAGCAAACTTGGAAAGGTTAGTGAACTTTTGGGTGAGGTCTATGGGCTATGTTTTGGGAAGATCACTAATGCTGAGTACGAAGTTACGAATAGCTATACGCGTGCTGGAAAAATTATTTTATTCGTTGATTCTGTTAAAAGCCGACCAATGACTTTGGATCGAGCATTTGAAGCACTGCGCAGGAATTTGCAAGCAATTAAAAATAACGTTACTTGTACTAAAAATGGAGCAAACATAGCTATTTTTTACAGTGACACGAGGATAGCAACGATTATAGAAGCTTTTGATACTAAAAGTAATGAAAAAACTCTGGCTGTTGATTTGGAAAAAGAAATTCTATCAGCTGATATCGTTGCCAAAATTGTAAATGCTATCAGTTCGTATAAAGAACTGTGGTTACAAGCAAAGGAGGACAAAAATGGCAGACAAAAGAGTGATGAAGCGTAAAGAAGGCTGCTATCTTTGTGGGACGTTGAACGCTTATCACAATGGACCTGGTTTAAGTCCAACAAGAAATTTTTCAAGAATAAAAAGGCCTCATATCGGTCTTAATGAATTTGATGGCAAGTGGTATTTGATAGCTGATGGGGTACCTTATTCAGTAAAGCATTGCCCTAATTGCGGGCGAAAGCTTGATGAAAACACCAAATTTACAGTTACGGATGGACTGCAATATTTTTAGGAGGTTTAGAAATGAACGATAAAGAAAAGAAACTAACAGAAGCACTAAAAGAGTATTTTGGCAGGGATGTTGGCGATGTTGAGGGTGGAAATGTTGAGCCTAACTTCATGGATTATTCTACGAAATCACCGGGTTTGGTGCATCCTATAAAGCGTATCGTGATCACTACGGTACCTTACAAACCAACTTTTGAAGAAAGACGTAAAGAGTTGGTTGACCAGCTAGATAAGGATTTGAAAGAAATTGATGGCGACTTTAATGTGAAAATTAAAGGGGATAGGATTTACATTTATCTTTGTGCAGTTCGCTTATATGAATTATATGGCGAGGATAACATGGCTATTTATAGCGTTTATTTAAAAGTGGAGAAAATGGCTAAGACTGTGGAGGCAATTTTGGACTTTTCACGGAATTTGAGGCAACTAAAGGAGCAATAAAAAAATGACTAGTGAATCAGTAACTTACTTAAAAAATATCTTAGCTGTCCAAAATATTAGCGGTCTTATTACTTCTGAGGGCTATGACTTAATCGATCAAGAAAAGTTAGTAACTAATCACAATCAGGCTAAGATTTTAGCTCGATTGGTTAAAGAGGTAGGTACTAATAATTACAACGCCGGTTACGCTGAGGGGAGAGCTGAACAAGCGTTTGAAGACGGTAAAAAAATGGCTGAGTTTATGAAAGGAGCGTCACAAGGTGAATGACTTAGTAATCATGAAAAGTCAGAAGGCTTTGACAACTAGCTTGAAAGTTGCTGAAGTTTTCAGTAAGGCACATAGAACTGTACTAGATAAGATTAGAAATCTCACTGCACAAAATTCTGCAGTGAAAAAAATGTTTGTGGAAAGCACTTACGTTAACCGTAAAGGTCAAGAACAACCAATGTTTTATATGAATCGTGACGGCTTTTCTTTGCTGACTATGGGCTTTACTGGGGAAGCGGCCCTTCAATTTAAGCTTGAGTACATTGAAGCTTTTAATCAGATGGAACAAGTGGTTCGGGCTAATTTGCCACAGACACCGGAAGAAAAAGTAGATTTAATGGCACAGGCCACGAGCCATATTAATAAGCGGGTGACCAGTTTAGAACAAGATGTTAGTTTTCTTAAATACAACCAGGAAATTGATTCTGGACAGCGCTATGAGCTTGAACGGGTAAGAAAACAAAAAGTTATGCAAGTAATTGGCGGAGCTAAAAGCAATTTTTATCAGCAAAAAAAATCTAAAAAAGTGTTTGCCAAAATATCCAAGAATTTTCATGATGCTTTTCATGTAGCTAGATATGAAGACATTAAAAAGAAGGATTATGACAAAGCTATATCTTATATTAAAAATTGGTATCCGCCGTATGATCTTCAAAACGAAATTAAAGAAATTAACGCGCAAACCAGTTTAGATATTTGATAAGAGGCGAATTGATGCTAGATATCGGAGTAGGAGAAACAATCACAGATGGCTTTAAAACTTATGTGATGGGACATGACTTAAATTTGCATTTTGTTAGCTATGGCAATCATGCAACCCACCATGTAAGCGAAGACGTTTTAAAAATTGTTTTGAAATCACAGGAGTAAGAATGTAACGAGTTAGAAGAGTAAGACGGGGACCAGGTCCCGAGCATAGAATTCAAAATGCAATTATTGCAACTTTAAATTGGCGGCGTTGCGCTGTCATCAGATTAAATGCTGGCGCTATTCCTACAAAGAATGGCCATCTTTTCAGGGGGGTTAGACCTGGAACACCAGATTTAATCGGGTACCGTTTAAAAGATAAGCAAGTATTTTTTATTGAAGTTAAGGCACCAAAAGGGAGAATCAGCCAAGCTCAACAGCTGTATCATCTCGATTTAATGCACAAACATGTAATTCATGGTATAGCTAGATCGGTTGAGGACGCTGTAAAGATAGTCAATGAAGGCTTAATCGGCTATGGCTATCCGGATTACAAAGGGGCTTAGCGATGAAGATAAAAGAAGAAATAAAAGGCTTTTTTGAGTTTTTGTCGCTGTTGCTCGGCGGCGTGTTAATAGCTTTTGTGTTGATTGTCGTTGGAGCAGCTGGGTTTAAATTACTTTTTATATATTTGCGTTGGCTGTTTGGACTTTAAAGGTGAAAATTATGTATTTTCAATACGCGTGGTGCTAGTTAAATCGTTTTAGTTAATAAAAAAGTCCAATCTTGTTAGACTCAACTTGTATAATAATAGAAAAGAGCCTGATCTGATTGAACTGCCTTAAGCTTAAGCGTTTTAGCCACCATTTACAAGTTAGTTTTAAAGATTTAGTGATAATTTGTCGGCACTGGTATCGTTTGTATGCACCGGCTGAGTTTACTCATCGGCGAAATATTGATCAAATTAAAACTACGGACAGTCTGATTTTGGCTTTACTTATCTGGCAAGCTAAGACAGGAATTGAATCACAAAGAAGATTCTGTGAATGTTTCAATTGTTTATCACACTCACGTTTTAATCGGCGTTCACGTCAGCTATTGCAATTGATTTATCAGATACGGCAAGAAATGAATAAAAAGGTTGACCTGAATGGACATTTCTTGATCATTGACAGCTTTCCGGTACCTGTTTGCCAACCAATTCGCAACTATCGTGCTAAAATTTTTCGCGGTTATGCCAACATTGGTTATAAGGCCACCAAGAAAATTTACTTCTATGGTTTCAAAGTTCATGCCATTGTTAGCGATGACGGTTACATTCTTGATTATGTCGTAACAAAAGCATCAGTTCATGATGCCAAGGAGACAGTTGAACTGCTGGAAAATGCCCATCCATCTAATTACTATCTTCTTGGCGACGAAGGCTATTTAGGCAAAGAACTGCATCAACAGCTAAAACAAATGGGTTATGAACTTTGGACACCATATCGTAAAAATATGACAGGAGCTAAAAAGCACAATGATCATCAATTGATGGCTATTCGCAGAACAATTGAAAGCGACTTTTCGCTTCTGATCTATTACAATGCCGAGAACAATCGAGCACGTAGTCTGATAGGCTTTCAAAGCCGGTTGGAAATTGCAATTTTAGCTTATAATTTGGCTTATTGTCTAGAACGATTTAACTAGCACCACGCGTATTTTCAATTAATTATGATAGTGGTTGCTGTTTACATATGTGGGTTGACGTTATTCACCCTTTATCAAGTTCTGGCAGATAAGAGAAAAACTTGGGGTTTGAGGCTTGCTCAATCATTTTGCTTTGTTTGTTTAGGAACCGTCACTGTGCTTTTTGTGCTGTGGATGCCTCATGTTCACGATATTATTGCCGTCCTTTTAGCAATTTCATTTATAATTGTTCCGGTTTCACTTGTTTGGACAGTAGAGGTTTTCGCAGATTGATAAGCAAATGGCATATTTAAAAATCGAAGATGCATGCAAGGCTAAAAACATCACTCTAAAGGATTTATCACGATTGAGTGGAATTAGTGAGAGATCTTTAGAATGGTACGTCAAGCAACAACGGGAGCCGTCTCTTAGTCGAGTAGAAAAGTTAGCAGAAGTATTAGAAGTTTCGCCAGCGTGGCTGGTTTCATGGGAGTGAAGATTGTGAGTTTAGCAGACTTGAATTTTGATAAAGAAAAAACAATTAGTAAAACAAAGAATTTTCTTGAAAATGATTTTCCAGACATTATGAATTATTCAGGTCTGCCGGTAACTTACTTATCTAGTCCACTTCTCGACCCTACGGGTGTTCACGGCGGCGGTAATGTAAACCATCAGCCCGATCAATTTTTAAAAGCTATCGAGCAACAAGACAAGTACGATGCAATTGTTAAGGACTGTGAAAATGCTACCCGTGCTGTGGTTGAAGCTATGAGCAGTTGTCCTGATACCGAACGGGATCCGTACCGCAAAATTTTGGTTAGAAGATACGTTAAAAACGATTTTGCACAATGGATTTATAACGATATGAATTATTCTCCAAGAACGTACGGACGTAAAAGGGACGAAGCACTTTATATATTCGCTCAACACCTAGAGCGGTACCGCAAGAAGTACAATGCTGAAAGGCTAATTCCCGTGTTGATGGTGCATGGATGACCTATTTTTGACCAATAAACGCCAATTTTTGACCGATAAATGACCAACTTTTGACCGAAAAACGCCAATTTTTGACGCATTTTTGACCAACACTTGACCATTAAAGCGGGTTATATTAGTAGAGTCGAAAGATTAGGAAAGAGATCTGATCTTTCGATGTTGCTCATTAATTTAACTTGTTAGTCAATTATTACGAGTCATTAATAAACTCTTGTTTTTACTATAAATATGGGTTGTGCAAAAGGTGCAACCCTATCTCCTACAAGCCTAGTGCAACGGCAACACGCCAGTCTCCAAAACTGGTTATGAAGGTTCGAATCCTTCGGCTTGTGTAGTCTGCGAAGACGTGTAAATCCACCGAGCGGTCTGAGCTTATTAAACATTGTTCTAGTCCTGATAAGCTCGAAGGCAAGTTTGAAGAGGCTTGCCTTTTATGGGCAGATAGGTAGTCTGCTCACCGTTAAGTTATACTTGTTATTAATTTAGATTTCTCCAAGAATTTAGGTGAGTAGCATGGGTTCAATACCCGTGGTGCCCGTTGAGTAATCTGGTGCGTATAACCATAATTAACAGTTTCACAACACATTCAATTGAATCGGTTACGAAGTGCACCCGTGTTGGTTCGAATCCAACATTACTCGTTGTAGTCAGCGATGATGGGCTACTAGAATCCAAAAAATTCAGGATCACGTTAATTGCAGTAGCTGCTAAGCTATTGCTTTTTGTTTTTAGGGGGGAAAATTATGAACAAAATTTTAACTTTTGCCGCTGGTGTGGCTATCGGTGTAGTTTACAAGGACACCATTTTACAAGTAGCAAAGCAAGTAGAAGCCGCAAAAGATGCAAAATTTGATAAGAAGCTTGAAGACAAGTTGGCAAGGCACTTTAAAGACGTAGGCGAACAAGCCAAGAAAGAACTAGATAAGAAAGTTCCTGGTGCGTTTGACCCAAGTAATCTGGATGGCCTGTACTAATGACACCTACGCAATACTTTGAACTATGTCAAAGGCATAGCCGTTTAGTTAAGGCAAGAAAAATTGTTAAGTACTGCAAAACTAATACAGTTGCTAACATCAAGCAGAAGATTCTATTTAAGCAAGAAACGGGCTTTATGCCGCAAGATTACTTAGATAGATTTGGTAAGAAAAGTTAGGAAATGAAAAATAACGAAGAAGCACCTATGACAGATTCACTTTTTATTAGAATTGCTAAAGGGAAAATTGCAGATTACCTTTTAGAAGTTGGATTAAATGCTGATCTTTCAAAAAGTGAATTAATGGCAAAAATCCAGATGACTTGGTACAGCTATATAGCTCGTAATTATAAGGCTATGTTCTGTATCCATGATTTTAAGGGCAAAGATGAAGCAAAACTTTCTAATCGCTATTTTGAAGTAACTTATATTACTAAAGATGATGAGTTTGTAGCTGATGAATATTTGCAGTTTGTTCCAACAACGGTAAAGGAAGTTTAAGGGAATGCAAAAATGAATAGAAAGAAAGTAACTTACGTGGTAACTAAAGATAAGAACGGTAAGGTTATTAGTATTAAATCTGTTCCTGTTCCATCATTATTAGATAGAGTGCAACGCTCGTGTGAAGAACGTTTCTCATCGTTTTTGTTAGCAGTTATTGTTGTGTTCATATGTTTAATGACGATTATGTTAGTGCTTAAAAGTTTAGGAGGCTAAATCATGCAAGTAGAAGCTAAATCAATTGATGAAATTAAGCCCTATGAAAATAACCCACGTGACAACGATGACGCGGTTGACGCTGTAGCAAATTCAATTAAAGAATTTGGCTGGCAACAGCCTATCGTTGTGGACAATGAGGGAGTAATTATAGCAGGCCACACACGCTTACGTTGAAAAGAAAATTGCTGAAAAATTAGGCTTGGTTAGTGTAAGCACAAGGTCTAATAATATCGGTGGGAAAGAATACTCCACTAAAATGTTTTTAGTAGACAGGGATGTTTACGAAAAGGCTGGTTACAATCACGGTAAAAAGCTTAATATTAACGGCAAGTTAGTTCAAGATAAGTATGTATTTTCATTTTAAGGGGTATTAAAAATGTTTGATGAAAAAGAATTCGATTTATTGCAAAAGGTTTGTGGATTAGGTACAAAAGGCTTAGAACTATCCGAACAAAGTTTAAAGAAGCAAATTGATTTAGTTGGTGATGATCTTAAAAGATCAGCTAATAAAAGCTATCTTAGTTCTGACGATTTAGAAAACGCTGCTAGAAGATTAAATGATTTAGCTTCGCAGATTAAGCAATTAAAGTTAATGCAAAACCAAGCAGGGAACTTTGAAGCTTATAAGAAGCAACAGCTTAAAAAAATAAGAAAGAAAAAAGAATTGACAAATTAAGAAAGTTGTTTATTGAACTGGTTAGTAAATCAGTTCTTTTATTTTGCCTAAAAAGGTGGTGATTTCAGTTTGGCAAAAGCTACAAAAGATAAGGGTGGTAGACCCGAAGTAATAACAGAACAAAAATTAAATCAGTTTCAAACGTTTATTATTGCTGGCTGTAGTCTTAAAGAAGCTTGTGAACAAATTGAAATCTCTACAAATACGTGGCGTCGATATATGAAGAGACATCCAAGTTATGTCGCTAAGTTTGCTAGGTGGAAAAAGGAACTTGAAGCACGGGCAAAATTGAATATTGCCATGAAGATCACTAACGAAAAAGATACCGAAGCAAGTGTTTATTACCTTGAACGACAGACTAAGTTAAGAGATCAAGCGGCAAGAACCAGTTTAAATCGTGCTAAAGCCCAACAAACTCGTTTGCAAAACAAGTTGTTAAAGAAACAACTTGAACAGATTGATACCACTGCAAGTAAGGCAAGAGATAGCATGAGCAAGTTAGACATGGATACCTTAAAGCGTTTAGCAAATTTAGACCAAGGAGTTGATATCAGTGGAATTGACTAATGAACAAAGGCAAGGTATAGCGTTAGCGGCTAGGGAAGAACTAGCACGCAGAAGCTACGCCTATTATTTTTTATTGGCTAATTCTGATATTAACGCCAAGCTTTATGATTACATCGAGTATATTTGTGGCAAGCTTCAAGAAATAATTGATGGTAAGCAGAAACATTTGATACTGGAACTTCCACCACAACACGGAAAAAGTATGTGTGTGACTGAGACTTTCGCCAGCTATTACCTGATGAAATACCCTGAAAATCAGGTAATGGTAACGTCATATGGTGAAGATATGTATACTCGTTTTGCCCGCAAAGAAAGACAGCATTTCACTGATTGGGCTAACCGATTATTCGGCTTGACCATCGGCAAAAATAGTTCCAATGATTTTACCGTTGCAGGGCACCGTGGTGAAGCGTATTTTACTTCAATTCAAGGTGGTGGTACTGGTCGACCAGCGGACTTGTTGATTATTGACGACCCTATCAAAGACGCAAAAGAAGCACAATCGCCTACAGTAAGGGAAAATATTTGGCAAGAATGGACTTCAACATTTTCAACCCGTCTATCTGCTAACGCTTCTATTATCGTAATTATGACTAGGTGGAGTACCGACGATTTAGCTGGCAGACTGCTAGACAAAATGGACTTTGACTGGGAAGAAATTAAGTTTCCTGCTATTGCTTATGATTTACCAAGTGGTCAAACCGATGCTATAGGCAGACGTAATGGTGAAGCCTTAAACCCAGAAAAGCATCCAATTAAGCAGCTGCTAACCCAGAAGAGTAATTTAGGTACTCAAAAATTTAATGCTATGTACCAGCAGGCACCAACGGTGCAGGAGGGTAACATTATTAAGCGTGAGTGGATTAAGTTCTATGTTCCTGATCGTGAGACGATGGCGCGGCTTCACTTAACTGAAAAAGAAGTCAAAATTTTGCCACGACACTTGCAGCAAACCATTCAAGCATGGGATGCAACCTTTAAATCTAAAGAAAATGACGACTATGTGGCAGGTCAAACATGGTCAAGACGTGATGCGGAGGTGTTTCTGCGTCCTGGTTGGTGCCACAAGCGGTTAAGCTTTACACAAACGCTGGAAGCTATTAAGTACCAGTCAACACTTTACCCAGAATCAACATCGAAATTAGTTGAAGACAAGGCAAACGGTCCCGCAATTCTTGATACTTTGAAAAAGAAAATACCTGGAATTATGCCAGTATCGCCAGGGGCGGACAGCAAAGAAGCCCGTTTTGCTTCTGTTTCACCGTACTTCGAAGCGGGACAGGTATATATACCGCACCCTAAATGGAAACCCGAATCAGAAGAATTGATTGAAGAATGGTGTGGGTTTCCTAACATGCCGCATGATGACCAAGTAGACTCAGCCACTTATGCGATTAAGTACCTAATGAAAAATAAACGGAAAATATCACTTGGATTTATTTAGAAAGGAGGTCATTAATTGTTTGGATTTGGCAAAAAGAAAAAGCCAGCACAAATTACAATCGGTGCTGACTTTATGGATTACGAAAGTAAAGGCGTAACACCCAGCAGATTCGGTGATACGTCTTCTTTTATTTCAACAAGGTATTTAGATAGAAAATACAACTATAAACAAGCTGACCATCTGTTTAAGTCTAATGCTTTAGCTAACCGAATCGCCCGTTTACCAGCTGAAACAGCAACTCGAAACGGCTGGCGGATAGTGATTAACAACAACGATGAAAAGCAAGTAGTCTATCAAGCGGCTTTAGATGCATTATTGCCTAAAGAAAAGATTGCTAGTGAAATTATTTATAGAAATATCATTGGAGATGCATATTTAAACGTTAATGTTGATGAAAAACACCGAACTAGCTTAGAACAGCCATTAGACCCGCACAACATTTTAAAAGTAAATTCAATCAATGCTTTTAGTCAAATGCATGTCAAAGCTAACCAGATTTGTAACGACCCAACGCTAGAAAACTTTGGCAAAGAAGAAAAGCTGGTACTTGAGGGCCTATCTGATGGCTCAGATGATAATTCAAAAGAGCCTGAAAGTATCACAATTGACAGTAGCCGCTATAGACACATTTCGCTGGACAAGATGGAAGACGATGCAACGGGTACATCTTTGCTAATGCGGTGCTATGACCAGATTAAAACTCTTGATACCGGTTTGTACTCAACAGGCAAAATGCTTTACGAGTACAACATGAAAGTCTGGAAAAGCGATGCTTATTTTGATCTGTCTGAGGATGACCAGCGCAAAACTGATCACAGAATGAGCCGCGGCATGGGTACCGAGTCACTGGTAGTTGTTGGGAAAGACGATGACCTGGAAAAAGTTTCAAATAAGCCGGGCGGTATTGATTCACTATTTAGTTTTGCTTGGCAACAACTTAGTACCGCAACTGGGATTCCTAAATCGATTTTGATGGGTGAACAGGCCGGTACATTGGCTGGCGCTTCACAGGACGTAGTAAATTACTACGATAGTATCAGGGCTATTCAAGAGCAGACAATTAAGCCGCAACTTGAGTGGCTGGTTAAGTTGCTGATGTGGTCCGAAAATGTGGGCGGCGGTTCAGAAGATCCTGACTCACTAGATTGGCACATCGAGTTCTACTCTTTGCAGACACTCACCGATAGTGAAAAGATTGATAACCTTGGTAAGCTTTCCACAGCGTTGTCCACAGCAATTAATGGTGGCTTTCTTACTACTGATGAAGCCCATGATATTTTACTTCAACAAACTACTAACGAAGCAATTCCAATTCAGTTAACTGGCGATAGTGCCGATGATGACATTACCGAACAAGATAGAAAGTCTTTTGCCAAAGAAAAGGCTAAGATAGAAAAACACCTCACGGGAGCAAAAAACCATGGCAAGGAGACGTAAAACAATCCCAAAGACAAGATACCCCATGAACTTGGAAAAATCGTATCTGGGGGCTTTAAAGCGTCTTGTCTTGTCATGGAAAAAGAAAGCGCAATGGTATGCAGAATATTATTTGAAGAATTACATGTTAGGCGGAGCGTTGTCGATTGATTCAGATGATGATGAAAATGACCCTCACAAAATAGAGCGGTTGTCCGCTTTGATTGCGTTGATGATATTGGCTATAAAGAATTCTAATAGTAAACAGGAACTTGAAAATGTTGCAACTCAATTTGTACTGTCAGTAAATAGTTTTTCTTATAGCAATGTCAATGCGCAAGCTAGGGCAATTTCATCACAAGCAATTAAAAGCAATCCGACTATTCAAGCGTTTATCAAGGCAAAGATTAAGGAAAACACCTCGTACATCACTTCAATGCGGGATAAGTACGTCGCCCAATTGCAAAGCGACATTTACCGCGCAATTAGTGATGGTAAGGGTGCCACGGAATTAACCAACGCAATTGTTAAGCGTACGAATATGTCATATAACCATGCTCGGCTAATTGCTAACGATCAAACAGGCAGTATTTTAGCCGAGTTGAATAAATACCGCGCCACACATGCGGGCTTTGAAAAATATCTATGGCAATCCATGGAGGATGGACGGGTTAGACCTAAACACCAGATACTAGATCAACAAGTTTTTAGATACGATGATCCAGATGGTGGTGACGATGGACAACTTCCAGGTGAGCCGATTAATTGCCGTTGTGTTGCGATGCCAGTAATAGATGATTAGCACTCATGAAGGGTGCTTTTTTTATGCAGAAAGGAGCCAGAAATATGGCAGATAATACACCAACAAGTACACCAGCAGGTAGTACAAGCAAGCCCTTAACGGGTTCACTTTTAAATAGTGCTACCAAGCCGGTTATTGATAAGCCAACCAGTTCACCGGTTATGAAGCCGGTTGAACCAGCAAAGGACCCTAAAGGAATGTTTGATTGGTCTGACGCTAAGCCTTACGTGATTGGTAAAGATGAAAGTTTGTTTGATGTCGCTCAAAAGTTCTCTGTAGCTTTACAGCAACTTAGATACTTCAACCACATCAACAAAGCAACGATGAAGGTTAAAGAAGGTCAAACAATTTACATTCCTAACAAACCGGTTGAAGTTCCTTACGGTGCATAGCTTATGGGCGCAATTAGGTATGAAACTACTACGCCAATCGATAAATTTACTATCGATCCAATAACGGGGTTTCTGCACGTCAAGAATGTGCCAATCACATGTGAGGGCGTACGACCATACCGTCAATTCGATGGGCAACGAATTCAAGAAGCTAAGACACCAGAGGAATTGTTCTCAGCTGCTACGGTTGATTCAGCCAATAACAAACCAGTTACTGACGACCACCCAACCGACGCAAACGGCAACACAATCATGGTTAACTGTGATAATTCCCAGCGATTTATGAAGGGCTTTATGTCCGATCATGCCCGTGTTGATAAAGCAACCAAGACTATCAGAAATGATTTGACCATAACTGATAGTGACTTAATCAACAAAATCAGGCACGGCAAGCAAGAATTATCAATTGGTTTTCAAATGCAGCTTGATCCAACTAAAGGTGAACTTAATGGGCAAGCCTACGATGCTAAGCAAACCAATATCAGAATTAATCATGTTGCGATTGTAGACCGTGGTCGCGCTGGTCACTCGGTAAGGCTAACGGCTGATAGTGCAGAAGAAATTCCTGAAGATAACGAAAAAAAGAAAGGTGAAAAGATGGACTTTACAAAAGTACATACCAAGCAAGGTGATATTAGCGTTGCTGTTGAAGATGCCGACAAGTTAACGAAGCTTGTTGGTGACGCTGACGACAGCAACAGCAAACTAGAAAAGCTTATTGCAGAGCGTGACAAACTTAATGCGCAAATTAAGGAGTTACAAGGCTCTGGCGATAAGAACAAGAAAGAAGCCGCTGACGCTAAGAAGAAAGCTGATGAAGCTAACTTACGCGCCGACAGTGCAGAAGAAGAAAATAAGAAACTCAAGTCACAACTTGAAGGGGACGCATTCGAAGACAAGATTAGCAAGACCTTAGCATTTCGTGAAAGAGCTAAGAAAGTTGTTGGTGACAGCTATGACTTTGCCGGTAAGAGCGAACGTGAAGTTGAAGAAGCCGCCCTTAATAAAAATTTGGGCGAACGTGATTACTCAGATAAAAGTGACGACTTTGTAAGTGGTCTTTATGAAGGTCTATTTAGTACTAACGCTGGTGGCGTAAGTTATGGTCGCACCGCTGGTGATTCAAATGAAAAGACCGCCGTAGAAAAGGCGCTTGAAGCACGTCAAAACTTATACGAAGGGGGCAATGAATAATGCCATTACCAGTTGGACAACTTTATCAAAAGAAAGAATTAGGTAACGGAACAATCGGTTCTTTAAAGGACTACTCAATTTATACCGTTACCGCTGCTACTGATATCGATTACGGTGTTGCTCTTGATATTCAAGACAATCAAGCCGTAGTAGCAACTAAGGCACCTATCTATGCAATTTCAGTTAAGCGCGCTTACGTAATTGGTCATAGTTACGATGACATTGAAAATGACCACTGGCTTAAAGGTGAAAAGATTGGCGCTTTACGCCGTGGTAGCGTGTCAGTTCCAATTACTGAAGACGTTGACCGCTTAGATCAAGCAACTATTAGTGCCGATGGTACTTTTAGACCAGCTAAGCCGGGTGAGCCCGTTGTTGGTCGCTTTATCACTGCAGGCGATGCTAATGGTACCGCAATCGTAGATGTCAACTTGACTGACATGGGTACTACTGGCACAGGCACCACAGCGGACAAGCTATCAACACCAGCAACTGATACAAACACCAATAATCAATCAGCCGGTACATCATCAACTACCGGCACCGATAAGAAGGGGGATAAATAATGCCAAAAGCAGGATTTAATACTGGAACTGCCTATAGTGAACTTTTCAATGTTGTTGACCCAGTTGTTTTACAACCAAAAGGAGAAGAACTTCAAGGTAGAACAATGTTCAAGCTAAAACCGCTTCCCGATCCATGGGCACTTACTTACGAATGGGCATGGAAAGAAATTATGGGCCAAGCATCAGACTACACCGACCGTGCAACAGACATCACTACCACTGATGTAACTTACCACAGGGAAGTAGGCTATGTTGCGGAGAAGGCAGCTGGATTCGAATATTCACAAGCTGATTTAGAGCGTTCACACACCGGCGGTAGAAATATCGATATTATTACCGACCGTGCAACCGCTACTCATGACGCGTTAGCAAATTGGGAAGACGCTTTAATTTTCAACGGTAATGGCGACTCACAAAGACCTATTTACGGTTTAACTACTAATGCTGAAACCGCAGGTTATCAAACTTTAGATGATCCAAGCGTAACCTTGCAAAAGGTAGTAGATCCTAACAACAAGGACGCATTTAGTGATGCTTACAAGATTATCAATTACTTTATGGATGCCGCTTCAAAGATTACTTTGTTGCCTGGCTACCACAACGTTAAGCCTTACTTAGCTTTGCCACCAAAGGAGTACGAATTATTAACCCGTCCGTTGGTTAACCAATACAATCCAGACAAGACTTTATGGAACATGATCCAACGTAACGGAGCTAACAGCGATGGTGTTTTTGCTGGAATTAAACCAGTTACCGAGCTTGAAGCAAAGTATTGGAACGACAAAAAGGGACAAGCAGGTAAAAAGAATATGGGTATTGTTTACCTTGATACTCCTGATATTGCACAAATTGTTATTGCAATGGAACCACGCCGTTACGGCACAGCCATTCCATCCGCTGACAACGGATTAAGCTACAAACAAATGTACATGGAACGTTCAGGCGGCTTGTCAGTTAAGTTCCCAGCCGCAATTGTTCAGTTAACCGGCTTGAATGATGGTTCTGAAACATGGGCAGAAGCTAAGACAAAGGCTAAGTAGTATGAATGACACAACTACCACAGTAGAGTTAATTAAAAAGCTTGATACTGCGGGCATGACCGATGACGTACCCGATGAATCGCTTGAAGCATTAATTGAAAATGCCCGAATGATTGCCGTTTCTGACGGGTTCCCTAAAGTTAAAAAGCTTCATGGTGCCGAAATGCCAGCCCTTGATTTGGCTACCCGTGCTATGACTTTGCATCTTTTAGCAACGCAAGACGGGGCAGGTAGCGGAATGACTTTCGAAAAAGTCGATGTTTTGGAAAACCACTATGCTGATACCAGCTGCTTGAAGTGGTTACAACGCTCTCCATGGGGACAGCTCTATTGGAGGCTGTACAAAAATTATGTCGGCAATCTCGTAAAAATTAGAATAATCGAACACTGATGAAAATTGAAGGTTATAACCGTATTCCAGAAGTAACTAAGGAACTTGACTACTTAAAAACGCATCAGGTTGTAATTGGTTTTTTTGGAAAACGTGAAAGTAGATTACTAACAATCGTTGGGGCTAACGAATTTGGAGCCACAATCAAGCCTAAAAATGGCGAGTGGCTATGGATTCCTACTAAAGACTGTCCTAAAGGAAAAGGCCCAAAAGATATTGAAGGCTTGTTTATTCCTAAAGGGCACCGAGTAGCATGCGTTAACGATCACGGCAAGTTAGTGGCATATTTCTATCTTAGTAAGCTTGTTCAAATACCAGCCCGCCCGTTTATTCGGCAGGCTTATTTAGCTAACAAAAGGAAGTACACACAATTAGTGCGGAGATATATTGCAAAAGTTCTAGCAGGTGAAGCAACGGGTAAGCAGCTACTTAGCCGGCTAGGCGTTGCATGTACTGCCGACATCGCTATGTCATCAATTAAGTTGAAGCACCCAAAGAACCGACCAGCGACTATCGAGCGTAAAGGCTCAGACAATCCGTTGGTCGATACGGGTGAGCTTCAAAGACAAGTAAAGTTCATGATAGTTCCGATTTAGAAAGGGGGGTTGATCTAATGCACAAAATGAATCCGGCAAGAATGATTCACAAGTACGGTGTAGACATTAAAGTTTGGAGTTCGGGGCAATTCTATAACCCCCGCTATCCTGGCGCACCTACTGATGCCCCTGATTATTCCCAATTAAGCGATGATGATGCTGAAAAGCTTCATGAGCCAGTTTTACCAATGTCAAGTCACCTTGCACAACTCTTCGCCCAGTTAGATGGCGGCGGAGAAGTGCAAGGCGATTTACTTTGGTTATCAATTAATAAATATCCAATTGAAAGTGTGGTCAATGTTCCGACACAAGGCGGCTACTACAAAGTTACTAGTCGATCATCTTATGAAGGTTATACGAATCCACACTTTTTTGAGTACCAATTGAAGGGAGTAAATCAGGATGACACAAACCCAAATGCCACCAATGATGGACAACTACCTAGTGATATACCAACTTATCCAGGTAGTTAATCAAAAATATCATTGCGGTGTATATCCGCAAATGAATGCCGGTTTGCGTAGCAATTACCCGTTTATTACTTATGACTGGGTAGACCCTGGAAGTGACGTTACTTTAGATGAAACTGATGTCATGGAAGTAAGACTTCAAATTGATGTGCAAGCAACCGACATGTATGAAGCCTTGAATACGGCCAATGATTTACGCAAGACATTAGCGCACAGTTACGGATATAGAGGATTTTTTAAACAAGCACATGTGATTCCACATAACGTATCAGGAACAAGCTCTCGAAATTTCTATAATGGCATGCAATTACCCGTTTATAGATTTGGCTTTGATTGCTCGTTTTCCATTTACCGTGCTGGAACTATCTATAAGCCGGAAGACCTTAACTTTGAATTCAATGAAACAACGATTGAATCAATTAAGGCTATGAATCAAATGACAGGAAAAGAAATAAACGTAAGAAAGGAAGAACTTTAATGCCAACATTAACCACGGTCGCACCTTACGACCGCCCTATGGATGTGAACGTCATTATGACTGTCCTACATCCTCAACCAATTAAGGGGCTAGGTAATATTTTGCTGTTAAATGCTACTACTGCAGCTGCTAACGGTGATTCAGCTGGCAAAGACGAAAAGAGCGCACAAAAGACACCAGCTCAAACTTTGCCAGATACTTTGTCAAACACCGACCGCTTGAATGGTTTGCTTTTACGTAAGACTGACCCAGCTACTGGGGCAATTTACCGCGAATACAAGAATCTTGATGCAGTTGCCGTTGACTACAAAGAAGATTCGGCTGTTTACAAAAAGGCTACAGCCTACTTTGCTCAGCCAAAGCACTCAGACCGCTTAGCCATCTTAGATTATGACAAGTCAAAGGCTTACGATAGTTTGAAGGCTTTCTGGTACTTCAACTGGACTTTTGGCGTATGTGTAGATAACACAATTGACGATTCAACCGTTCAATTGTCAAACATTTTCGAAGTAAACAAAGATCACTTCTTAGTTCTCCAAACTGAAGACCTATCTAAGTACACCCAAATGATGGGGCAAAACTACACTATCGGCTTGAAGCACGATTTGAATGAGTCAATGGACGCCGCTTTTGTCGGTGGCATTGCTCTTAACGATGTCGGCTCAATTACTTGGAAGTTTAAGCAGCTTGAAGGCATTACGCCTGAAAACTTAACTAGTCAAGAATTGGCTGGTATTAACAATATTCATGCTATTGCCTATGAAGAAATGATGGGCAAAGGTCAAACCTCAGAGGGAACTACCTTATCAGGTGAATATATTGACTTGCTTCACGGCGTGATGTGGGTTCAAACCGAATGTCAAAGCCGCTTGCAGAAACTTTTACAAGATAACGGCAAGATTCCATACGAAGCTCAAGGCATTGCCATGATTCGTGCAGTCTTAACACAAGTTTTGAATGAAGCGTACGACAAGGGAATCATCATGACTGACGACACTACTGGTCGCCCAATGTTCAGCGTTACTACTACTCCACGTAGTCAGCAATCACGCCAACGCTTGTCAGACAGATTCTATGACGGCGCTAGCTTTGAATACCATGCTTCAAGCGCTATTCATACTATTACCGTTAATGGCGTTGTCGATTCAGACACTATCATGGCTGCTTAATTAGAAAGGGGAGTTTAAATGCCTTCAAAGATTAAAACATCGAAAATGCGTGAATATGATGCTAATGACTGCACCATTATGATCAACGACAAATTGATGTATGGATTTTCAGAAAATAGCATGTTTACGGTTACTGATAAAACTGATGCGAATACGTACAAGATTGATCCACAAGGATCAGCTACTAAATCGCACAATAACAAGACTATGGCGGGCTTTACATTGCCATTAGATGAAACATCTCCATGCAATGCTTATCTTTTAGACTTGTTTAACAAGGATGAATTTTTCACAGTTGACATCATTGACTCAACATCACACATTTCTTGTCATTATGCATCAATTGACAAGATTCCAGATAAGCAAGGCGGCGCACAAGCTGGTGACCGTAATTGGCCTATTACAATGCTTAACAAGGAAGAAACTTCGAACATGACCTATAGCGATTAATTCGAAGGTTTCAAGAGACTTTCATGAAATCAAATTAACTTAAAGGAGACTTAATAATGAGTGAAGAAATCAATAACGCAAAGCTTGCCGAAAAGGCGCACGAAGAACAAATGAAGATTAAGGAAGAAGCGGAATCAAGCAAGGTCACACCTTTGACTGCTCTTTCTAAAACCGTAACCATTCGTGAAGATACTGACCAAGAATATCAATTAAAGCTTCAATTCCCTGGAGTTGAAGAAGCAACTGAAATTCTGGAAAATTCCCGTAACCCGTTTGGCGCAATTAATCGTCCGGAATTGCTGAGAGAAAGCTTGAAGCACGTGATTATCCAACCAAAGATTAAGTCAATTAAGTGGTGGAACGATCATGAAGGTCTTTATGAAGCCGCCGAAGCTGTTTTGAATTTTCTTACTGAAAAACTCTAGACAGAAACTAGGTAATAGAGAAATTGAAAGACAAGCCGATTATGTTGAACTTCCTTTGCGTTTGATAATGCATGGAATTCCAGAACGGCTTGTTAAAAATGCAACACCAGATCAATTATTGATTATGGCAAAGGTAGTAGAACGGGACATAGAAACAACAAGTATTAGTCAGGCAAATCATATCGGTGAATTGTTTGGCGGTGGTGATAAATAGAGGTGATGCCTGTCAATTAAATTGATGGGTTTTTATTTTGCCTGAATTTTAAAGAAAGGAGCTGAAAACGTGGCCGATATCGAACATCTAGGGATTGGAATTAATACAAACGTTGAATATAACTCTCTAAAAGAAGCTGAAAAAACAACTAGAAAGTTTATTTCTGACCTCGGTGTTTTAGAAAAACGCTTTGATCGTTTAAAGGCTCCTGACTTTACTGAACAATTCAACAGAAACAAAAATTCCGTTGAGGAGACAAGTCGTACAGTTGCTGGCTTAAAAAAGCAACTTGGTGGTATGGCTACCAAAAGTGGTCAAACAACAGCTACCGTTAAAAAGCATTTAGAAGAAACAAAGAATTCAACTAATCGGCTAATTGATGCAAATGTAAAATTAAAGTCTTCGATTGCTGGCGTCGGTGGTTCCGCTAAAACTATGGGCGGTTTATCTAACACCATTTGGAAGGCTGGCGTTTCTGCAAACACCGCTTCAGGTGGCTTCAATACGGCAAAAGATGCTGTTGAGAAGACAAATGGGACGCTAAAAAACAACAGATCAGCCAGCGACCGTGCAACTACGGGCTTTAATTTGCTTCATGATGCGGGTTCAAAATTAATTACCGTTGGAACAGGCATTGCGGCGGCAATGGTCCCAGTTGCGGCGGCTTTTAAGAATGCAAATGATGAAGCCACTAAGCTAGCTGATGAATACAATGTAATTAAGAACTTGCAGCAAACTGGTGGAGATAGTGCCGCTACTGCTAAGAAAAATACGGCGGCTATTCAAAGGGAAAACCGCAATCTATCTTTAAAGTACGGCGTCGATCAGAATTCACTTGCTCAAGGTTCAGAAGAGCTAATTAGGCGTGGTTATTCCGGAAAACAAGATTTAGCCGCACACAAGTATTTCGTACAAGCTGCTAAAGCGACTAATGAAGATTATAACTCCGTTGTTAATGCCGCCGCTCCTATGCTTGAACAGTTCGGGTATAAGAAGCGAGCCGGTAACAGTACTAAAAAGATGGCACGCTACACAAGGGAAGTCTTAAACAAGGCGGCCTATGTAGGTGACGTGACATCTGGTCAAGTTGGCGGTGAAGGTGGTTTTGGTAATTCCTTTAAGATGGCTGGTTCAATCCTCCACCAAACAGGACAATCACTTTCATCATCACTTGCAGCTCTTGGTACTTTATCCAACTTCGGTGAAGAAGGTACCTCGGCTGGTACTGGTTTACGTCAAATTGTTTCAAGTTTAGTTGGCGCTTCTAAAAGCAAAACCAAGACTGCGGCATTAAGAGATTTAGGATTATCACCCGCTGATTTCTTTACTAAGTCGGGTAACTTAAAACAATTACCTACGGTCTTTAACATGCTTAATAAGGCAACTCAGGGCAAAAAGTCTGATCGAGTTACCGGCGATTTTAAGCAGTTATTTGGTCAAACCGGCTTTAACGATGCCTTAATTTTAACTAAAAATAACCGTGATATTGCTAATAACGTTAAGGATGCTAACAGGGCTGATAGTACAAATTACATTACTAACTTATCTAATAAAAATATGAAGTCACTAAAAAACCAAATGGAAGTGACACGACAGCTTTTAAAGCAAGTTGGAATGCAATTTGCTCAACAAATAGCACCCGGCTTAGCTAATATGCTTAGATTAGTTAACAAGGTTTTGCAAGCTATCAAGAAATGGCCCGCACCTGTTAAAAAGACCCTGGGCTATATCACCGCTATTACTGGAGCGCTAAGTACTGGTTTTGTTGCTAAAAGATTAGTCGGCAATGTGCTGGGGATTGGCGGTAAGACTGTAGCCAAAACAGCGGCAAAAGGCGCTGGTGAATCAGCTAACCCGTCTCTTTTAGGCGGAACAGGTTCACTTATTGGCAAAGTTAGCTCCAATTTGATTGGCGGCAAATTTGCAAAAACTGGATTAGGTCAAAAAACTGCAGGTCTTTTAGGCGGTACGGCAAGTAAAGGAGCTTCCGCCCTTGCTGTTGGCGGTATCGCCCTTAACTCCGGTATTGATCTTTATAAAGCAATTACCACAAAGAACCCTAAAAAGAAGTTTGAAAATTACGGTAAATCTATAGGTTCCGCAATCGGTGGCGGTGTCGGACTATATCTCGGTGGTCCAGCTGGTGCGGCTATTGGCTCTACTTTAGGGCAAGTAGCCGGCAAATGGGCTGGCGACATGGCTCGCAGATTTAGTAAGACTAAGTTTGGTAAATCTGTCGGTAAAACCTTCAAGCAAGCCGCATGGTCGATTAAAACTACATGGCATGATGCTGGTATGGGCAAAATGATTGGTGGCACTGTTAAAAGTGTCAAAAGATCATTTGGTAGCATGACCCGTGACATTGGTCGAGATTGGCGCGATCTTAACCGTAACAAAGCTTTTAGGAATTTCAAGAACTTCTTAAAGTCAGGATTGATGGCTTCTTTAAAGCTTGCTATTAAACAAGGCGCAACAGTCATTAAAACTGGTATTGGCATTGTTCGCGGAGCTGTCAAAATTGTAACGTCCAACATCAAAGGAATTGTCAAAATATCATCGGGGGTTGTCAGAACAATATCTGATATTTTCCACTGGAAATGGGGCAAAGCTTGGAAAGATATGAAGGGCGTTGCAAAATCAGCTATTGACATGGTTACTGGAATGCTATCCGGTCTTAAAGACATGTTTAGCTCAGTTATTGGCGGTATTGCAAGTAGTGTCAAAAATGTTTGGGATTTTGTGTCAGGTAAAGACTGGAAGACAAAGAAACCTGAAAATAGCACCAGTGTTGCAAGTGCTAACAAATCCGTTAAAGCCATGCAAAACGGACAAGGTGGTAAACATCACGCCAGCAAGTCACATGCTACTACTATTGCTGACATTAACCGCTCGACTCACTTAGGCGCTCATGCTAACGGTACTGCTTCATTAGTTGGTGAAGCGGGGCCCGAATTAGCTTACAAGCCTTATTCCAACCATGCTCGCTTGCTTGGCGCTAAGGGTCCGCAATTGGCAAATATCCAATCGGGCGAAAAAATCCTTAATGCACGTGATACCGCTAAAGTTATGAGTGGTGGTCTGGGCGCCGGTTTAAAGCTTAAAGGATATGCTAACGGCAATACTGGATTAGGCAAATCTACTAAGAAAGTAACTGACGATTATAAGCAGATAACTTCTAAGTCGTCCAAATCGCTTGACGAGCTCACCAAGAAGAGCAATTCAAGTTGGCGTAAGATTACAGGCACTACCACAAAACAAGCTGAGAAGAGCAGAAAAGGGGCAATAAACGAATATAACAACATGCGGACTGGTGTCCATAAACAAATGGACAAGATGCATGACGGTGTAGTTGATCTTGCTTCTACGACTGCAAAGGGCTTTGGTAAAGAACTGGGTCACATGAGCAAGTACGCCCATTCCGCAATGGGCGATACAATTGACCAGGTTAATTCTGGTATTAAGGGAATTGATCAAGTTCTCGGACAGTTTGGTGGTAACACGTCAGTCATCAAGCCAGTTAAGTTCGCTAAAGGTTCAAATGGGCGTTTGTCCCAAAATACCATGGCAATGGTCAATGATGCGACAATTGGACCAAGACAGGAAGCAATTATCAAAAATAGCGGTGATATTTGGATCCCAAGAGGGAATAACAGGATATTGCCACTTGAAAAAGGTGATTCTGTCCTCAATGGTTCTCAAACCCAAGAATTGGCAAATTATTGGGGATTACAGCGTTTTGCGAAAGGCTCTGGCGTAAGTCATAGCAGACTAAGAAAAATCGCTGAGACAGCTGGGAATAATCCTGCTAAGAGTTTTGCTGATATGTACACTTCAAAAATTAAGGCGAGTGGTACAGATTTACGACAAGGCTCTATTAATTTAGCTAGAAATTCATCAACTAAGTTAGGTAATCCATGGTCTAACGCGATGTGGACCGTCATTAACAATGCAATTGGTGGAGCTAATGGCAAGGGCGGAACTCGTGAGGGATTTTTAAAGTACGCTGAATCAACATTCAGTGGCGTTAAGTACCAAATGGGTGCAGCAAGTAAAACATTATCCGACTGTTCGGGTATGGTCATGCAAGCTTTACGACACTTTGGCGTAGATATTGGACGTACGACTGTAGCAATGCAACATAGTTCAGGCGTTGAATACTTGGGTAAATCATTATCTAAGACAATTCCAGGTGACTTGGTTATCTTCGGTCATGGAACAGGTGCCGCTGGTCACGTGGGAATTATTAAAAATCCGCACACCGGAACAATGTTCAACGAAACGCCGCCCCATGCACGCGTTACCTCAATTGCTGATGATAAGGGTATGGGATATGGCTATTACCGTGTTCGTGGTTTGCATAATGCCGCTCAATCTAAGAAGACAGCAACGGCTGATAAGAACTTAATGGCTCTTGCTAAGAAAGAGCTAGGTAATACCGCTTTGAGTTGGATCAAAAAGAATCTTAGCGATGATCTTGGCTCACTCGGTTCATTTAGCATTGGCGGTGACCTAGCCGAAAGAGCTAAAGCCCTAGCCGGCGGATTGAAGAAACTTGATCCTAAAGCAACCAAGAACGGTATTGCGGCTGTTCTGGGTAACTGGAACTTTGAATCCGGTGGATTAAACCCAGGTGCAGTTAATAATAGCGGTGGCGCTTCTGGTTTAGGTCAATGGCTTGGTGGTCGTAAGTCTAACTTAATTGCTTATGCTAGACGTCACGGGACAAGCTGGAAAAATGCCGGCACACAATTAAGTTTTGCCGTTAAAGGCGAAGGCTCTGACAGTGCTATTCTTCGTTCTGTTTTGGAAGGAACTGGTAGTGTTGCCAGCCTAGCAAACAAGTTTTCATCTGAGTGGGAACGCGGCGGTTACAATGCCCAACACGTCAAAGGTGCCATGGAGATCCGCAAAGTTCTTGGATACGCTAAAGGCGGCGATCCTGTCGTTGGCGACAAGGTTTTAGTTGGCGAACACGGTCCAGAATTAGCTGAATTCAAAGATCCGGTTCACATCTACTCAAATGAAAAGACGCGGCAAAGATTAAAGCCACTAACTTCATCTAAGCCAAAAGTACGCCCAGTAAGAGGAACTGGCGGGGCTTTAGGTGACATTCAAGTAACTGTGAATATTAACGGTAACGTTGATGGTGACAATGCTAAATTGCAAAAATTAGCAAAAATGATTGGCGCTGAGGTAGATCAACAAGTACGTCAAAAATTAAATATCATTCTTGATCATATTGGCGATGATACGGGTGACGATGATGATTTCTTATAGAAATGAAGGTGATGCTAATGGTTCAAGCAACTAAGCCAAAAAAGAGAACGGCTGAACAAAAAGCCCACGACTCTATGAAGTACTGGGATAAGCGAAAAAAGCATGAAGGTGCCGTTTATCGAAAAATGTTTTCAAAGGCGCAGGGCTATGACTTCGATTCACATTTTGAAAAGAATCAAGTTAAAAAGAAAAAACTTATCCGAAAACGTGATAATTGTTTGAAGCTTGTTGATGCCGCAAACAAAAGGAAAAAGCAAGCGGAAAACAATTATAAAAAAGCGAAAGATAAGTACGACCGTATTGTTACGCAAAGAATTGATTTAAGTAACAAATTGGCGGAAATTGCGGAACACAACACCGGCTGGAAGAATGAAGGTAAATGTGCTATTTACCGTTCGGATGGCAAAGGTGAAATTATTTATATTTCGCCGGCAGACGGTGAAAGTGAAAATGTTTCTTCAAACATTACTTCTTATCCGGTTGATGAGGGCGCGCCATATAGCTCATATGCTCGTGTAAACAGCAAAGGGGCAACAGTAGCTGGCATTATTGTAGGCAAGGATAAAGCCGATTCATACCGCAAATGGCACATGCTGAGTCAATGGAATAGCTCCCATATTCGGTTAACCTACCGGGGAGATTTCTGTTACAAGCACTACCTAATTGCAAACATGAACAACGACTATAAAATCTTCGAGATAACATTGAAGTTTCACTTACTTTTCAGTTTGTCTATCAAGCAAAAATCACCACTTCAAACGATAGTAAGCACCACAGAAAGTCATCTAAGGCTTCTAAATCTGTTGCGGGTAACCGAAATAAAAAGTACACAGCTATCACTATTAAATCCGGTGATACATTGTGGGCTTTGTCTAAGAAATACGGCAGTTCTGTTCAATGGATGGCACGAGTCAACCACATTAAGAATCCTAACTTAATCTACCCTGGCAATAAAATACGGGTTGCGTAGGCGGTGATTTAGATGAGAAATTATCTTGATGTTGATGTTAAAAATATTCCTTATATCTTTCAAATAACCCTTGTGGGCGATACCTATGATATGAGAGTAGATTACAACGAAGTTGCAGATTACTACACAATTACAATTTGGCATAACAATAAGAGGCTTCTAACGCAGGAGCCTCTTTTACTTGGTCAACTTGTTGGTATTGATATTCCTGATCCCGAATTGCCGCGAATCGACATTCGCACGATGGATGAAACGGGTAAGGCAACAGATCAAGGCAAGGGAACATTTGGTTACGAAGTTCGCTTATATCTTGACGTTGTTGACCCAAACGGATCAGAAACAGAAGATCCATCAATTAAACCGCTAGGTTATGACCCTAACGAAAATGATGATGACCTAACGGATGAAGAGGTGTCTTACTAATGATTGTCACTAAAGACCCGCATATGGAGTTTGTGGCGGTTGATAGTAAAGGACACAAGCAAATTGTATATAACGATGAAACTTACGAACATAATTACCCTTTTACGTTTGAAATCCCGTTTACTAATGATCCTGTCCCGTCTACTTTTACAACAACTATTTTCAATTTAACCGAGCAACATAAAGACTTTTATAAAAAAGGGATGCACTGCTGGATAAATTTTAACTGGGGTAAAGACCCCAAAAAAATAGCTGAAGGATTTATCTCCAATACGGGTAAATTAAGCAATGATGGGACAACTGATAGTAAAGTTTTAACTTTTACTGAAGGCACAAACTACAGCAATGTAGCTGCTCGAAAGTTGAAGCTAAAAAAGAATAAAAAGGTTAATCACTACAAAACCGTTAAAATCACTGAAAAAGGTCATTACAAGAATCAGCGTTATAGTACCTCGGTCGTTGAAACTTACAAGAGAGGTCCTAAAAAAGGGCAGAAACATGTAGTCCACCATTGGGCTTATCGAAAAGTATGGGTTAAACCAAAAACTACAAATAAAAGGGTTAAAAGCCGTGATAATAAGACTTATTTTGCTAACCGAGTTTACCGAAAAGGAACGACTTATAAGCAAGTAATTGAAGGAATAGCGGAACAAGCCGGTATCAAAATAGCTAAAATCGATTTAGCTAAAAATGAAGGAATGAAAAAATCCTTTACCGCTAAAGGCAAGCCGCTAACTTTAATTAAAAACTTTGTTAAGTTAGCAAAATCGGAAATGTTTTATGAACGTGGCAAGCTTGTAATCGTTAATCCCAACAGCAAGAAAAATACTTGGTTTGTGATTGATGATAAAGACTTAATTCAAGTCCCATCGCAAAACGATGATGATAAAAACGGGACAACTTGGCAAATTGTTACGCCCTTAGTCCCAGAAATTACCGTTAATACCGGTATTATCATGAATTCTAAGTTCTTAAAGGGAAAATTTGTCGTTAAAAATGGGCAGCATAGTTTTGATGGCGAAAGTCCACAAACTCAATGCACTATTGCGGCGGTTACAAAAGCTAAGGCTGGTCATAAAACAAAATTTAAAAGTAAAGGCAAGAAAAAAGGTAAATCTAAAAAATAAGGAGATGACAGTATGAAACAAAAAAATAGGGTTCCAATTCGATGGTATGAAAACATTAGTAAGGTGAAAAACCGATTCAGCAGAAGTCTTGAATCTGCTTTTTTAGCTAAAGTTTTAACTTACGACAAGAAAAAACACATTGCAGATATTCAACCGCTGGCGAATTGGATCGATGGCACTAAATCGGCTCAGTACTTAGATGTTCCGGTTGCCGAATCTTGCTATAGGCTTGATGAATTGTTAGATAAGTTTAAGTCGGATTTTAAAGCCGTTGATAGTAGCCCAGAAGTTAACTCACATTTTTTAGAACATTATCCGAAAAAGAAGTCTATGAGAGTTGGCGCTGTAGTGATAGCCGTTACTATGGACCGTGACATTGATAACTGGGACGGCACGGGGAACACCTTTACGCCAAATACCAGCAGAATGCATGATGCAAATGACTCAATTATCGTTTCTGTTTATAAGGGTGACTACGATGGCTAGAGATTTATTTATGAGTGATAATCATGATCTAGTCATTGATCCGATTACTCACGATTTAGAAATGACTAGCGGTCTTGACGAAATAGCTCAAAGAATTAAAGCAACGCTAGAAATTCGGTATGGTGAAATGCAACGATTAGACCCCGAAATGGGGGCAGATTATAGCAGCTTTTTGGGTAAAAACTTCAATAAGCAAGCGGCAGAGAATGATATGCGAGCGGCTATTGAAGCAAATGTTCCGGAAGTTGAAACCGTTGATAATATTGAATTTATCAAGAAACCTGAAAGAAAAATGCAGATTAATTTTAGAGCCACCGCAAATATCGGTGAAGTAGAAGGGGGGTTACAAGTTGACAACTGATTTTGGTTTAAAAGAAACAGGCTATATTGCCCCAAGTTTTGCGGAAATCTTAGACGGTGTTGAAGACGATTACCGAACTAGATTAGGGGATGATATTGCACTAACAAGTAATGCTTATCTGGGCATTTTTGCCCGTTTAATGAGTGATGCGTCTTATGATTTAATTCAGCAACAGGAACAAATTTACTATTCCGGATTCTATTCAACCGCTGTAAATTCAGCATTAGACCGATTAGCGGGCAATATCAGTTTGACCCGTAAAGTTGACGCTCCATCTCATGCGGAAGTAGTAATAACGACTGAAGGCGAATATTTAATCCAAGCTGGCGAAAAGTTCGAAACAGAAGACGGCTTGGTATTTGATTTAACAGAAGACGTTATCACTTCAAAACAAAGCGACGGGACTTTTCAAGGAACTGGAAATGTTGAATGTGAAGAAACTGGTGAATTTACTAATGTACCAGCCAACACAATTACTTTGTTTGCCAACCCAGATGAAGACTTTATCTCTGTAACTAATTCACGACCTGCAGGCGGCGGTCAAGATTATGAAGACGATGAAACTTTTAGAAAACGATTAATCATGGAAAACGTTGCCCGTCCCGGTCCTACAGAGCCAGGTGTTAAATCAGCATTAATGAACCTCAATGGTGTTAAGCAAGTTGGCTTTATTGACAATGACAAGTATAAGACGGATGAATACGGTAATCCCAAATGTTCAGTTCACATTTATGTTTTAGGTGGTAACGATGATGAAATTGCTAAAACTTTAATTGATAAATGCGCGGCTGGTATCACTTTAGCGGGTTCAATTGTTAAAGAAGCTCCGGACGCTACGGGAAAATTAAAAGAAGTTAAATTTGATCATGCACAGCAACACAACATTTATGTAAAGGTCGATGTATCAATTAATGACGACTGGAACAGTGATGCGGGGGTTGATGACATCAAGCAAGCTATTTGCGACGAAATTAATTCCCTTGAAATGGGGCAAAGGGGCAATTTTACCCGTCTTTATTCCGTTATCTATGACGTTAATGGTGTTGATGATGCAACAATTGTAATTGGTAGCACAAAAGATAAATTAGCGGACCAAAATATTTTAATTGGTCGTTCCGAATTTGCCCATTGTGACCCCGAAAATGTGGAGGTTGATTTAATTGGCTTATGAGACAACAGACCAACTAATCGCAGAAGTAGCCGACCACTGGAATAAGAAAAAGGACACTGTTTTTTACCAGCTGTTAGATAGCTATAATTCGCTACTAGAAAAGATTAGTGATGAAAATGAAAAGATTGCAGACTGGCGAAGCATTGATAAGGCAAAAGGCACAACCCTTGATTTAATCGGGCAAGATTACAAAGCTTATAGAATTAGTGATGATGATGAAACTTTCCGTTTTATCATTTTTTTACACATTTTAATTTCTAGGGCTCAAGGCACAATACCATCAATGGTTAAAATTCTGGGAACTGCCCTAGATGCAAAGCCGGAACAATTTAAAGTCTATAAAACCGGCCTTCGTCATGTTGGTATCGAAATACCGTGGGACAATGTGCAAACACTTCAAATGCAAAAATTTATCATAAAGAACATTCAAAATCTATTGGCAATGGGTTACTGGATTGATGAGATTGTTTTTTATGTAAATGTTACAACTACCGAGTACATTGGTGCCGCTTCAATTGATGAAACGGATTTAAACATTGATGTTGGTTCCAGCTGGTGGACTGGCTGGGAAGAGTCGCAACAGAACACAGAATATATTGCTACCGCTGTAACAGCGGAAGACGTAAATATGCATCAGGTAACAACTACGTGGTGGACAGGTTGGCAAGACCAACAACCATGTGAATCTTACATTGGTGCAAAACCATTGGTTATCGTTTCTTACAAAATGATAGCTAATTAGAAAGGAAACTATGGATACAACGACTAGTAAAAAAATGAATCAGGCGCTAGTTACAGATATAGGGCGTAATTTGTTTTCAAAACTCGGATCGGGTAAAGGCGAAATCCTTTATACCAAAGCCGCACTTTATACGCAAGATTTAAGCGGAATGACCGATGAACAAATTAGGGCTTTGACCTCTTTAGCTGGCGAAAAGATGACAACCGGCATTAAGGTGGCTGACATCTCACCGGTTGATAAAGAAACTAAACAAGTAGACATCGAATTTGCATTTTCAAATCACGATTTAAATGAGGATATCAATTTTAAGTCGATTGGGCTTTACGCAACCATTGATGGCGGCAAAGAAGAAATTTTAGTCGCAATTATTCAAGCTATTGGTACTGCAACACTTGGAGCAGGTTCGCCAGATCACACATCAACACAGCTAATCAAGCTTGGCGTTGCGTTTAAACTCGGCGCAGCTGCCAAAATTAACATCAGTGTAAAGCAAATTGGCGTAGTTTATGATGAAGATTTAGACGCAGCTATTTTGAAGCTTAAAGCGGAGTATGACCCAAAAATTGCAGAAGCGGGCAAGGTTAAGGGTGCAAAGATCAACGACGGAGCGGTTGTTGAACCCGACAAGGACGGCATTCTTGACTTGATCGTTGACAGTGACCGCATTAAGGACATTCCAGCAGGAGTGACAGATTTAAACAATCTGACTGAGTCCGGTTTATATCGCATGCCGAAGAATGCGAATACCTTTGCTAATAGACCACAGTTGGCCTCCTTATTTTTGCAAAACAGCTTCTTAAAAGTAATTAATGACGTTGGTAAAACTAATACTATCATTCAAATTTTAGTTTCTGCCATGAGTGGGGTTATTTTTGCACGTGGGATGCGTGGAGATACCAAAGCCTGGTTCCCCTGGACACGCATTACACCAAGTAATACGTTGTCTAACGATGACATTACTAACATGATCAAATCCAAGGTCGATGGCTTGAATGTCGGTCAATTTGTGAAAAAGGTTAATGGCTTAACCCCTGACGGAAGCGGCAACGTAAACGTTACCTCAACCGTTGCCCGTGGTTTTGATGCTAACGCAAACGCTACAACTAAGATGACGGAAGAAAACCTACACGGCGGCAATCAGATTCTGATGGATCAGAATGCAGGTCAAGACATTGTTAACTGGACCAAGGGACAATTAAACGGCAAACTGTCCAACTCTGGTGGAGACATGGCGGAACATAGTACTATCAACTGGAATGGCGCGGGCGCAGTTGAATCGCATGACGGTAACATTGGCGGGTTAACATGGAGTGGCGCTACTGATAATGTCAGACTGTTTGCAGATAACGATGCTAACGACAACTTAGACCTGGTTATCCAGCTGGGGGACGATAACTCTAATGCCGTTGTAATTCGCAATAGCACTGGCGCACAGGCAGCTCGCGTTGATGCTAGCGGTAATATTTCCAGTCCAACGATCAACGATTTGCAAAGACAGATCAACGATTTAAAGGAAGACAATGTTAACAAGCAAAAGCAGATTAACGATTTAATCAACAATGTAACTTACATTAAGGACAACTACGTAGAGGGTCGTCGCTTCCCAGCAAGTCAAGAAGCCCAAGCCCAAGCCTGGGAAAATGAGAAGCCTACACGGTTGGCTATGATTGAAAAGTAATAGAAAGAAGGTGAAAGCATGCTAGACCATCTAATTTTGAATACAAAAAAGTGGTTTGAAATTTCGGATAGTGATACTTCAATTGTTGCCAATGGTAAAACATGGAGCCCACATCCAGCAACTGTGACCGTAAGACAAGGCGGAGTAATAGGGGGCGCTAATGGAAGTGCTATTTCAATTGGTAGATCTACCTTTAGATGTGTTGGCACGGCTAACAATTACTATGCAATAACTGGAACTGCAAATCGTAATGGGCAATGGGAAGATTTGCCAGACACATTTCCAATATATTTGTCTTGCGTTTCAGCAAGTGACGTTGAATCCGTAAATTGGGGGGGTAAATTCCTTCCTATTCGTTTGTATCAACGACTTAGATCACTTCTTTACCTGCTTAGGGAGGTGGCTCTATGATTGATCATCTTCTTTTAAATCGTGAAAAATATTATCTACAACAATTATTACTTGATGATTATGTAAATTTGAAATTAATCGGTAAAACTGTTACTCGTCAAAAATATCAGGTAGCATGGGTTGATCCTACTGGTTATGATGTACAAATTTCAGATAGTAAGCTACATAATTTCGATATACCTTCTGGTATATTGAATTTGGCCTCAACGGGGACTATTACTGGAATTATTTTAAGTAGCCAAAATATTCCTTATTACAGTGTTTATTTTAGCCATTGGATTAATAATATGGGAACTGATGATGGAATATATAGAACTTACATAAAAGCAACGGATATTATGAATAGATATTTGTTGAGAGAGGATTTATAGCACTCATTGAGTGCTTTTTTTATACAAAAAACAACCTTGCTCACGGGGCGTTCCCGTGGGCTTTTTATATAGAAAGGAGCCAATAAAATGGCTGACGAAAATACACAAGTTGCACCAGTAGCGGGCGCCGAAACAAACGCTACACAAGATCAAAACAGTGTTGCTGAACAAGAACAGGCATTAAAGGCAAAGTTCCCAACTCTTACAGGCTTTGTCTACTTGTCAGATCCTGACAATGCGGATCCTGTTTGGCATCACAAAGTAATCCCAGTTTTTGGCGATGAAGCAAGTGTGGCGCTCCCATGGCAAGTCCACGCCGAAAGACCATCTGACAGCTTTAAAGACCCAGTTTGGACAGTGGGCGCCACTGATTGGAGCGAGAACGACAAGGACAATCAAGCCGTTATCTTGCAAGAAACTACACAAAAGCTGGCTGAATTGGACAAGAAGAGTGCTGAACTCGACAAAGCCAACGATAAGGTAGACCAAGCATTAAGAGATATGCAAGAAGTTCAAGCTCAATCATCTAAGCAAAACTTAGCTTTGATGAAGAGCTTTACTGAACAAACTCAAAACACTAATCAAATTCTTGGTGCTATGCAAAAGACCTTAGCAATGGTAACCAAGGCAGTTGGCGCAAATGCTAATAACGCTACACCAGCTAACCCAACAACTGATACTAAGCCAGCAGACCAAGCAACTGATAAGCAATAGTTAAGGAGGACATAAATCATGACTTTAATGGAACAAATTCAAGCAAACTTTTTAGAGATGTATCGTATGGACTGGGAATTCGGCATCTATGACAAGAACGGTATGAAGGACCTAGTAGTACAAGGTTTCTTATCAGCTGAAAATTACCAAAAGATTGTAGGCGAAGCTTATGCGCCAACTACTGCAACGCCTCAACAATAACTCACTTTACGTGATCATTAGTCTGCTGATTTTCGGTAAAGGTTTGGGCTTTTACCTTAACCGCAGATTTTTCTTTTATCCACCACAACTAGCGTGGATGATGAACAACGTTTACTTAGATTGTTCAATGATGATTGTAGGCATTGCGTTGCTGGTTTACACCTGTTCACGGTACAACAACAATAAGCTTCTAGGGGTGTTGTTGGCACTTGTCGTGGTGCTGCTAGCAATAATTTCATCAATCGAAATTGAACACGTGATTTTTGCCCATGAAATGGAGTTTGTCCAGAACGCTTTGTCAAATACGGCGGTTATAGCCTTTATTATCTGGACAGCAAGGCATTATTCAAAGCGTTAGGGGTGATATAGTGCATGTCGACCTAAACAGCATTATATCGGCTTTGTCCGCTTTGCTTTTAGGCTACTTTACCTTTAAGCAAAACGGTAAGAAAAGTGATATGGATAGCGTGGAGAATAACCGAGATTACATTGTTGAACAGAATAAGCGTTTAAACGCGGAAAACAAAAAACTACTCAATGAAAATGAAAAACTCAGAAAGGAGTTAAGTGAAAATGAAGCCAAACACTAGAATTTTAGATTACGTTACCTTGGTACAAGACGGCGTTTTGACCGTTGACGATGCACCACAAGACATCAAGGCAGAGGTTACTAAGTGGGTTCGCTACTTTGCAGGAATTAAGGATGATTCAATGGTTAAGGATCCTGAAAGCACTACACCAGCACCACAAGTAGAAAATAAGCCAGATACTACTTCTTTTTTAACTAAGAAGGTGACTGACTAATGAATTTAAGCCAACTTAATGAATATCTTTTTGTGGGATTTCTTGCCTTTGTCGCTGTATGTCAAGGTGTTTCTACTGGTATTGATTTCTTTGCGTCTAAGTCAAAGAAGCCTTTACCAAAGGAAGTTATGACCATTGACCAGATTGCCAAGTTCGTAGTAAGTGAAGCCGCTACGCTCGACATTTCAGGTGCTGAAAAGAAAGCTAAGGCGGTTGAAGCTTTGCTGAACCAAGCACAAAAGGAAAACAAGCCCCTTACCGAATCCGTAGCTAAGGGAGCTGTCCAACACGCATATGACCAAATGCAAGCTGATCAAGAAAAGGCTACACAAGATGAAGATGACAATGCTCAACCAATTGGTTTTGTAAGCGGTGATGATTCTGATGACAAAGACTAGATATAAGACGTACAACGAGTACGTTTTTGAATCTTTTGGAAAATCGTTTGAAAACCAAACGATTGCCAAAAGAAACCAAATGAAAGGCGGTGAAAAAGATGTCAAACTTAACCGTATCAAAAAGAAGTTTGGGTGCTGATGTCGCAAACTACCAATCAGAAAACGTAAGCTACGCCGGCATTAAATTTGCATTGATTAAGCTTACACAGGGCACTGGCTATATCAACCCAAAGGCAAAAGCTCAAATCAAGAGTTCACTTGCTCATGGGCTTTTAACCGGCGGCTACTTTTATGCTACACACTCTAACTCTGTGTCACTGGCACGGGCAGAAGCTAAGTATGCCGTAGAAAAGGCTAAGGCTTATGGCGTCCCAGCTGGTAGCTACATCGCTGACGACTGGGAGCAGGGAAGTGGCAACGACGTCAACGGCTCTGTTGGTTCAAACACTGATGCTGTCATAGCAGCTATGCAAGTGATCAAGGAAGCAGGATATAAACCGCTTGTCTATGCTGGTGCTTATGTTTTGCGTAATCGTCTTAACACAGCTCGAATTGTAAAGTCATTCGGAACATGTTTGTGGGTTGCCTCATATAAAGTCATGGGTCGTCAAGATTCCGCTGACTTTAATTACTTCCCATCAATGGATGGCGTTGCAATCTGGCAATTTACCGATAATTACAAAGGTTACAACGTTGATGGTAATATTTGTTTAGTTGATTTAAAAGCTAGTTCAACCAGTTCTAAGCCTAAATCAACAAACAAGACCGGAGAATCGCTGTCTCTGCATCCCGTTGTAAAGTGGAATATCGGTGCTGTCGCAGTAGTATCCAATTCAAAGGGAGCATACGTTTACACAAGCTCCAAACTGGACAAGCGGGAAAGCGACAAGCTAAAACCGTGTGGTTCCATGTGGCAGGTGTTCGGATTGGAAAACGGTGCCGTAAAAGTTGGCAAAAATCAGTTTTTCGATGGTCGTGCCGTTTATGTGAAGGCTAACCCTATCGCATATAACGACAGCAAACATGCAGTAGCTAAGGTTGTTTTACCTCATACTCATGCGCTAGACGCTCCAAAGGCTGACGCAGGCAAGGTTTACGGCTTGGAGCTTAACTCAAAAGTCGAGATCCAGGGAAGAGTCGGACGCTTTTTAAAGATTAAAGAGCTACACAAAGGCAAGCAGGTATATGTGACGGGCAACCGTGCGTATATCGTGCTGTAAACTTTACAAAGATGGATAGATAGCCATAATGAGCTATAATTTATCCGTAATTTTATCCATAATAAAAAAGAAAAGGAGTTGTAAAAGCTCCAAATGTCGTGCATAAAGCCACCTCGGGGGATTGTTCCTCTGGGGTGGCTTTTTTGCGTTATATTTTAATTTTTATTGCAAATGTAGATACAAAAGTATATACTAAATAAAAAGGTTTAATTAAGACTTGTAAGGAGATTTATAACAATGTGCAATGTGGAATTGAAACAATGGGGCAATTCACTAGCCGTACGACTGCCTAAAACTATTTTAAGCAAAGCCGGCATCAATGAATTACCGACCAAATTTGATGTAACAGTTAACAAAAATAATGAAATCGTTTTGAAAAAACAAAAAGAGCCTGAAAGCTTAAAAGAGCTTTTCAAAGGCTTTGACTATAAAAAATATTGGAGCGACTGGGAAAAAGAAAATCCTGGCAAGTCCAAAGAAGAGGACTGGGGCGGACCAGTTGGGCGCGAAGTCTTTTAATTTAGAAGTCCTTATTAGAAGGGAGGTGATAATTTGAACAGCAGAAAAGACTTCCATCAAGGTGATGTTATCATGATGAACTTTGACCCAACCAAGGGACATGAACAAGCGGGCTATCGTCCAGCGCTTGTCGTGTCAAACGATGATTTCAATATGATGTGTGGAGGAGTGATCAAAGTGGTTGCTATTACTACTAACGAAAAAGAATTTCCATTACACGTTGAAATTCCAGAAAGCTTGCCAGTTCACGGCAGGGTAGAGCTAGATCATGAACGCTCAATTGATTCTCGGTCGAGAGCCAGAGAATGTAAGTATGTGTGCAATGTGCCGTCTGAATTTTTAGATGAAATTCTCCGAAAACTTGCATTAACTTATAAAAAAAGCCACTAGGGAGTAACACTAGTGGCAAATTAAAGCTTATATACTGTCTATATGGTTAGATTCAGTATATAAGCTTTTTTGGTACTTGTAAAGTCACCTGAATTTATAGGTAGTTTTTTCGCTTTACATAAGATAAAATATAACTGCCCATTACGCATGGACTAGAATACTTACGTATTTTATTTACCTTACACGAGCTACTTTCGGGTAGCTCTATTTTTTTACAAAAAAGCTTTACATGTTAATATTAACGCGTTAATATTAACATGTAACGTCCCTGCATTTTCCGACATCACTACGATTGTAGATGTTGAGGACAAAGTAAAGTTAGCAAATGCTATTACCAGCCAATTGACTGGCAAGGCAGAATAAGCTTTTAAGATGTGCTATAATAAACTTGGATTTGGATGATTCATTAATTTGGTCGATCGGCCTAGCAAAAACCGCTCACAGTGTAGCTGTGGGCGATTTTGACTTTTACGGAAAAAGTACGGAAAATATTTACATGCAATTGAAACCCATTGAGTTAATTTGGGCGATTTTTATAGCAGTGAAAGCCATTTTTGCTTATTAATTTAAAATTTCAATATTGCATGATTTTTACAAATATTGCAGAGAAATCTAGATTTATTAAAAATATTTCCAACTGTTACGAAAAAACATTTTTCTTTAATCATTGTGTGATCTGACTGTGATGGAACTGCAACTCGAAGCAGGTATTATATAAAATGTCAATTGCAAGAGAATAATAAAACAAAAATGATGAATAGTAATTGACGTTTTAATTTAAGGAGAGATGTTTTTTGAAAACTAAATCTATTTTAACTAAGACTATTGCTGTTGCTGCTTTATCACTTGCAGGTATTGGTGCAATCAATCAACTAGATAATAATGAAGCACAAGCTGCCGTTGTGCAAAATGATGCAGCAGTGTATACAACTACACAAGCTACTACCGTTTACAATAACTATGAAAATCCAGTTGCAACTGGTCAAACTCTAGCTGCAGGTACTAACTGGAAGATTATAAAAACTGCTTATGATTCAAAGGGACAGAAGTGGTATGATCTTGGCTTAAATCAATGGGTATTGGCAACTAATTATACTACTAGCTAAAATACTCAAGCTAGACAAGAAAATACCTACACTCAAACACAAACGCCAGCTCAACAAACTACACAAGCTAGCCAAAGTCAAAGTTCATACACTTATTCAAATGTGAACTACACACCTAAGACGACAACAACTAGTTCATATTCATCAACCGCGACAGGTTCCGAAGCTAGTGCAAAGGCATGGATTGCAAGCAAAGAATCTGGTGGCTCATACAGTGCTAGAAATGGCCAATATGTAGGTAAGTATCAACTTTCTTCATCTTATTTGAATGGTGATTATTCAGCTGCTAACCAAGAACGTGTAGCGGATAATTATGTCAAATCTAGATATGGCTCTTGGAGCGCTGCTAAAAGTTTCTGGCAAGCAAATGGCTGGTACTAATAGATAACTCCAAGTTCTGACTAAGATAGATTTGTTGAAATTTCACCTTCAACAAACAAAGACGACTACTCGAAATGATCCGTACCGTGTCAAGTAGACAGCTTAAATATATAAATTAATTTGATTAATCAGTTCGCTATTGTGCGAGCTGATTTTTCTTTTCATCAATCTTTTTCCAAAAGTCTTTATATCTTTTATCTTGTTTTATTGGATATGAAATTATATTCTCTGGATTATTCTTAGCTTCTTTTCTAACCTGACCTGCGCTCTTGCCATTGAAGCGCTCCTGAGGATCATAATTAATATAGTATTCAATACTTGCTTTAAAGGCTTTTTCCATCTCTTCATAGCTATTTGCCTTCGGATAAAGAACTTCTCGCATTTCTTTAATTAAACCTTGCCAGCCTTCCATTGGGCCATTATCAATACAGCGGCCAATTCTAGACATTGATTGTGGCATGCCATGTTCTTCTAGCTCATGCTTAAAAGGCATCCTGGTAAATTGAAATCCTCGATCACTATGAAGCATTGCATGACTATTGGGCTCTCTTTTCCAAGCAGTTGACAGAGCAGCGTTAACTAGGGCTGTATCATTGCGCTTGCTTAAAGCATAGCCAACAGGGAAACGATCATATAGATCAAAGATAGTACAGAGATAAATCTTTTGACTTGTTCCAGGAATTTTTTCTTCAGTAATGTCAGTGCACCATTTTTCATTGGGTTTAGTGGCATTGAAGTCTCTATGCAATAGATTTTCGGCAGTTTCTTCCGGTCTAGCAGCTTGATAGCGATACCTCTTATTAAATCTGGCCTTGCTAGTATAGATGCCATTCACGCACATCAAGCGAGCCACAGTTCTACGGTATATTTTGGCCTCACCGTCTGCTAGCTCATTGTTTAAAGCCAAAGTCATCTTAGGAGAACCAAAGAGGCTGTTATTGCTCTCAGCTATTTCTTTAATACGCTTAAGAATCTTTTGATCTCTTAGTTCACGTTTGCTTGGCTTATGATTAAGCCATTTGTAGTAGGCTGACCGGGCAATATTGGCTTGTTTGCACATCCATTCAATTGACCACTTATATTCTCGGTGACATTCTTTGATCAAACTGTAAAGAGAATTTCGCTGCTGTTGTTTAAGTGCTATTTGTCTTTGTTTTGGCTGTCCAGCAAACACATCCTTTCTAATTCCTTCACTTTTTTTAGGAAGGCTATCTCTTGGTCTTTAATATCATTTTCTTTTTTAAGCTGTTCAATTTCACGCTTTAGCCTTTGAGTTTCAGATAGCTCAGCTTCTTTTAAACGATGACCGCGCCTATCTGCTAAGCCGTCAGTTCCCTTTGCGCTGTATTTTTTTGACCAGTTGTATACTTGGGCATAGCTGCAGCCAAATTTAAGAGCTGCTTCCTTGTAGTTCCATTGATGATCCTTGCAGTATTTCACTATCTGTTTACGTTCTTCTAGGGTTGTCTTTTTTCTCTTAGTCATATAAGCCTCCAGAATAGGATTGTAGTCCTTGAGTTCTTGATGACTATTATACTTGATAACCCACTGCTTTAACTGTGCAGCACTTCGCAAACCAAACTTATTTGTTAGATAATCATATGAGCCTTCGCCATTTAAATAGGCAGCTATGCATTTGAGTTTAAAATCTTTACTGTATCTTTGATTATATTTATGTGGTCTTAATGCTTCTGGCCCATGATCTTTAAATGCATATACCCATTGGCGCAGTGTAGTCTTGCCAGCCCCTAAAACTTTCGCAATTGAAGCAGGTGATGCTTCGCCACTTATGTATTGTTTAACTGCTTTAAGCTTAGCTTCATAGCTAAATTTACTTTTTCTAGACATACAAAAAGTCCTGCTTTCATAGATAGTACAATTTTATATATTTGTACTGTCTACTAAAGTAGGACTATATCAAAATGGGTAGTCGTTTTTGCTTGTTTATTTTTTTAATTCAAATTTACTGGTTTCTACATAGAGTGTCATATTTTTACGATAGTAATTTAAAGTTTTCATTGAAAGATGTAATTTTTCAATATAATCCGCTTCTCTTAATTTTGAATTAGACAAAACAGAGTAGACATAAGACATCCGAAGCTTATGTGTAGTTAATGGCATGCCGACTATTGAACGGTCAGGGGCAATTTTTGGGTTAATATTAAAATCAGAAGCGTAATGTTTGCCATCGCGGCGAGCAAACAGATAGGGATTATCGTTATTGGCAAAATTAGTGTGATTTTGGATATATTCTCTGACATCATTTTCTTTAACTTTTACCAACAATTCATTTACATGCAAAATCATAATTTCTTTTGGCTTAAAACCACAAGCAATAGCAGCCATCATCTTGATAGTTTCAGGATGAATATTTTTTATTTGAATTAATTCTGATAAATGATTTTCCCAGCCAATAACATAGTGTTGCTTACGATTGAAGCGATTACCACGTAAAGTGAGCAATGGATAAGTAATGATGTAGCCATATTCATTCAAAAAAACAAAATACATCTTTATGTGACTAAGATATTTATTTACTGTATTACTTTTCATATGGAGTTTATTTTCAAGTGAATCTAAAAAGTTACGTATATCTCCAGTTGTAACATTTTCTACATTTGCTTCAGTAGCATCTAAACTACCAGAATAATAATCCCAAAAAGTTGAAATTGAAGAACAGGCTAGAGAAATAGTTGAATCGGCTAGTTTCTTTTGTTGTTTACAGTAAATGCGAAATTTATCTTCATATGGAAAAGTCAAGATTGAGGCTCCTTTCAAACATTCGTTAAAAATAATTATACATTATTTCAAGCACGTTGTTACTAAATTTTTTTATTAAATAATCAAACTGCGTGTCGCTTTGCGACACGCACACAATACAACTTGCCAACCAAACAGAAAAGTCGTATGATGATAACTGTCAACTGAATAGGCGATGACGTTCGCCATTAACCGAGTAAAATCTAATGACGTCTACTTTATCCGATAGGGGTAAAGTAGACGTTTTTTTGTGGGAGGAATCTGTTTGAATTCAAAATTTATTAATTACATTAGTATCGCTATTTTCGCCTTTTTTGGTGGTATGGCACGTGCTGGTTTAAATGCAAACTTCAGCTATTATGGTACTTTTTGGGGTAATGTCATAGGTTGCTTTTTATTAGCGTTTTTCACCTACTTTTTTATTGAAACTAAAGAGATTAGGCAGTGGCTTGTAGTTGGATTAGGTACTGGCTTTGTAGGTGCATTTACTACTTTTTCAACTTTTAATCTTGATGTTTTAAAAAATATGCAGGCTAATTTGCCAATCGAAGCAGTAATTTATTACTTTAGCTCAATTATTTTTGGCTTTTTTTTTGCTATGTTAGGAATGAAAATTGGTAAAAAAGTTGGTCAATTAGTAAGAAAGGAAAGGAATACACGATGA